TAAATATCATAATCTAACAAATATTGGTCTTATGAATAAAGAACAAACTAAAGCTCTTATTGACTATTGTAATCTTACATTTGGTCATACAAATCTAAGTGTTTCTGAAGCTCTTGATTGTCTTGATGGAGATGCTTATGAAGCTGGTCTTACTCGATTGCAGTATCTTGATTATATTGCTGCTAATGGTAAGTTGCCTGAGAAATAATGTTTAAATGTTTAAGATATGAGAAAGGAAGATTTTAAAGCTCTTATCGCTTTTTGTGTTGGTAAACTTGGTAGAAATTCTCTTACTGTAAGTAATGTTCTTGATTGTCTTGAAGAATATAACAATACGGTTAAAGAAGATGCTACTCTTTATCCCGAAGAAGTATTTATTACGTTCTTTTCTATAAGATAAGTAATAGGTTTAGCAAGATTAGGAGTATTAAGAGGAGAAATAGGTGGAACAGTTTCCACATCTCCTCTTTTACCCTAATCTTCTCCCTCTTCAACTTCAACATAAATTCTACTTCTTACTGTTACTTAATCTCACTCTTATAATCCTTACATTAATCTTTAATATAAACTCAAATATCTCCTTATATTAGATTAACAATTATAAGTATTATAACAAGATTAATAACTCTTTACTCTATCTCTTAAGCATAATCTCACTTAATAACAACATTTAAACTCAGATTATTAACTTAAACTTCATCACAAATGAAAACAACATTTACAAAAGCAAATATATCAGAAGAAACTCTCTTTTGGTTATTCGGTGTAGAACTTGGTATAATAGATTGTTCAATACAGTCATTAACAGACTTAGAACAATTTGTAGACCAACATTATACAAAACAAGAAATAATTGATTTAACTTTATCAGTAATATAAACAATGAAAAGATTAACAATAGCTTTAGTGTGTTCTCTGTTTTCACTAATAGCTTTAGCTGCAACTCCAGACACTATTGCAGTACAACAAACAGACATAACAAGATGGATTGCTGACAGCACATTAACGTCTAAAGGCAAACCAACAGTTAAATACTATTGTTTATACAAAGGACAATTAGTTTCAACTAATAGAAGTACGTTACAAAATGTGGCTCTATGTGAAAAGTATAAAGCAAAATGTGCTTTAATATTAATCACATCTAAAACAGGAAGAAAACGTATAGTATGTAATTAAAGTATAGTAGAAGTAGCATAATCAGCTACTTCTACAACTTTATAATTACCTCATACAAAACATAATAAATCTTGGATAGGAATATAGTAAGAGTTTCTATCTGTCTATTAAGACTTTCATTCTTACTAAAAACAACAATAACTTTTATAAATAATCTAAAAAAATTACATTATGGCACAGAATGTAGCTATTGATGCAACTGTTAGCGAAGGTGTAGTAACTAATCCAGTTGAAGAGAATGTTCACGAAGTAAATAATGCTTCTGCTAATGTTGGTTATACCAATATTATTAAGAAGCTGATTGCTTCTGGTTGCAAACGTCTTAACTCTGTTCGCATTAAGAATGTGAATTTTACAGAGAAAGACAACTATACTATGATTAGCTTTACTCTTGGTAGTGCTATTCGTGGTTTCGTTTCCAAAGACGGTGGTGTTACTTATGAAGAGGGACAAACTAATGTTATCTTTACTTCTTTGTATGCCATTGTTGGTGCTCTGAAAGAAGACGAAGAACTTGGTTGGATGGCAAATGCTTTGCTTGATAATCCTCAGGCTCTCAATCTGATTTTCAATGGTGCTACTGTTGATATTCTTCAGCAAGAAATATCTGCTGGTGAAGAGTTCAAAAATCCTTTCAGTACTCGTGATGATTCAGAACCTCAAGTTTATGACCACAATCTGATTATTAATCATGTGCTTGGTTTCAAACTTGGTAAGGTTGGTATGAAAATGGCTGACCGTCTTGCTGATAAGCTGATGGGATTCTAACATTATTGTCGGTGATATTGGTAATGATAGTTATAATGCTATTGCTACTAATGTTGCCGATGTTTAATGTACTGAACATTTTGATGTTATATTATTTATACTGTTAAGTGTTGAACTTGCTATTAAGCATTATATTCATACACAAATATCAGCCATAGATAAAAATAATAATTGAATTGTTTGGTGTAATAAAAATCATTGTGTATATTTGCATACATAAGAGTGATGCTATTGTTTCTCTTATTAGATAACTTAATACTAATAATCAAATTTCTAAAGTCATGACAAAAGAAGTTAAGACAGGTGCTACTCCTGTTAGTAAATATGCAGCAAAGAAAGCAGCTCGTGCTGCTAAGGCTAATGTTGAAGTAGAAGAAACTGCTCAGGTTGATACTACTGCTGCCGAAGTTCCTGCTGATAAAGCTGGACAAAATCCTCCTGCAAATAGTCTTTCCACTACTACTTCTGGTAAGAAGAAAGAAAAGAAGTCTAATTTGCCTCCTGCTGCCGGTATGTATCCTGAACATATCGTAGCCGTTGCTCTTATTATTAAGAATAATGCTGAGATTCGCAGATTTACTGCTCTTGGTATTCTTAATTATCTTCTTCAGAAAGGTGAAATTAAGGGTGATAAACGTTATGTTTCGTTCAAGTGGAACAAGTTTGCTGTTAAAGCAAATGGTCTTATGAGAGAATTTAGTTACAATGAGCCTTTCTTCCTTAATGCTCTTGTTGCTGCTTTTGCTTCATTCTCTGCTTCTGCTCAACGTACTATTGATGCTTTCTGTAAAAAGGAAATGTCTGTTGGTATTGCTAAAGCTGTTGACCAAGAAGAAGTTGATAATATTGCTGCTCTTAACGAAGAATATCAGGGTGATGGTAATGAAGTAGCTGAAGATTAAGTTGATAAATTACTTGCCCGTAGAGGGAACGCTATAAGTCGCTGGTATAGCTCTTAGTGTTTCCTCTACTATTCTTAAAACAAATGAGATTATGGAAGATATTTATGGCGATGATACTATTGATATTCATGCAGAAACATTTGATAAAGACTTTGATGAAGTAGGATTTGACCCTATTGAAGAAGATGATTCTGATAGTGAAGCTGCTGAATTATATGGTTTCAATGATTAAATTAAATAAGATAATAAAATGAAACAAATAGATAAACATATTCAAGAATTTGCTGAAATGTTCGGTAATATGATTGGTGCTGATGTTGATGTAGTTAAGATTTCTAAACCTAATAGAGCTGATGCTACTAAAGAGATGATTAACGATACTTTTCAAATCATTAAGCAAATAGAGGATAAACCTCTTACTCAAGAAGCTATTGATATGATTGGAGTTGTTGCTAAGAATGCTCTTATTTTCGATGAAGAAGATGCTAAACTTGTCGGTAAAGAACTTACTGATGAATTTAGAGGACATTTGAATGTAGTTATTAAGACTATTTGTGAAGGTCTTTCTGCTCGTGCAAAAGCTATTAGTGGTTATGCTGAAAATATGCCTGCCGATGACCTTGAAACCAAGTCTAAAGAAGAACTTATTGCTATGATTCGTCAAGGTAAATAAGATTATTTTTTAGGATTGCATTTGTTTACAGAGAGGAGTTTATTCTCCTCTTATTGTTCCATAGTATAATGGTAGTACATAAGATTTTGGTTCTTAGAGTACAGGTTCGACTCCTGTTGGAACAACTATTCGTCGTGATGACGATTATTTTAGTTTAAACGAAATGTGAATAATGCTCCATAAGTGGGAACTATTTATGTTCTTGCTTATGGAGTTTGTGTTTCTACTGATTATAGTTGTCGGCATTAAGCCTCAACTATTAAGCGTTATAATATACTGGATAATGCTTATAAATAGCTATTATTTGTTATGTATGCTTCTGAATATATCTAAACGATGTCTTTATAAGCATATAGATAATATAGCTATTTTTAGCTTCAAATAGATTATTAATAATTAAAAATTAGATATTTATGCGTACTGTAAATTATTCCAAACATATTTGGGAAGGTTGGACTGTTAGAGATTTTATTAATGACATTGAGTATTCTGTTGATATTACTATCAATGATTATAAATCTCGTGGTATAGTTATTACGAAAGATATTATCGCTCGTATTACTTCTGACCAACAGCCTTACTACAAAAGAGTTATTCCTGATGTAGTTAATTACTTTTGTAATAAATATAATATTATTGGTTAAATCTTTACTACTATGAATGTATATTGTTTTGATAGTGTAAGTCATTCTTATGCTGCTGGGTTAATGTTTGTTGCTGCTAATTCAGAAGAAGAAGCTATTAAAGTTGCTACTGATGCTGGCAAAATAGATACTTGGTATGGATTTACTCCTAAATGTTATCTTATTCCTGAACTTACAGCTAATATTGATGTTCCTAAAGTTATTAAGAGTATGAGTTACTTTGAATAATTAATTTAAAAACTTAAAATTATGTGTGAAGAAAAGCATGTTTCCACAAAAGTTTGTTCTTGTTGTGGTAATGAACTTCCAATTACTGCTTTTAATAAGCATGGTCGTTCAAAAGACGGTTATGAAGCCGTTTGTAGAGCTTGTAAAGCCAAAACTGGTGATGGTAATCCTGAATTAGCAAGGTTTACCCCCAGAGAACTTATTGATGAGCTTCGTTGTCGAGGTTATCATGGTACTCTTGAATATGTTCAACGTCATTCTATTAATGTTTAACGTATGGCTACTAAGTTTGAAAATAGTAAGAATTTTCTTATTATTGAAATGACTCCTGAAGAAGCGGTTACTCGATGTAATTTTGGTTATGTTGATAAACGTAAAAATGCTGCTTTGTTAGTGTGTGATAATTGTAATGATATGATAAGTCTTCATGATAAAGTTTATTATATTGCTGTACTTAATAGACTATTGTGTAAGAATTGTTGTGATGACTTTGTAAGAAACTTTAAGCATTATGAAGAAGATGAGGCTTATGAAGTTAAACATTATAATTATTATGCTAATCAAGTAGGGTTGTGATGTAACAATAGTTCTCCTCTACGGGGGATTAGAAATGGCGGCGGAGGCAAAGCCGAAGCCTCTGCTGCTGTTATTACTAATTCGGCTAATAAAACTATTTATAAATATTTTAATTTGTGTAAAGTTATGGCTAAGAAAAGAGCTTACGATGAAACAAGTGTTGTCCGTTCACTTTCTAAGAAAAGTTCTATTCGTATTAATACAATAGACAAAGTAGTAGAAGTAATGAAAGGTGCTTCTGATGTTGGTAACGGTTCTTGGGGTAAGATTGATTATCTGCATAAAGTTCATGGATATGTTTATGTATTTGTTGCTTCTCTTGGTAAAAAGAAAGTTAATAATACTGATGACGATTCTGTGAATATCGGTAATAATAAAACTGCTAAACGCGAAGCTAAATTTAATATGGCTACTATGAGCAAAAATGCCATGCGTAAAGCTAAAACTAAATAGCAAGATGTTATGCCGACTTTTAACTTTTCTCTCGCACCTACTAAAAAGAAAGAGAGACAAACCACTAAAAGTGATGGTAGGTTTGAAGTTGTAGAAAGAAATCTTATTGGTGTTGTATTTATTACTTTAACTGCTGATTATGAAGTGCAAGTTGCTGGTAATAGATATGATATTAAAGAGGAATGTTATACCTGTAAAGGTTATGCTCGCATCTATACTCATTCTCATAATCTTAAAGAACGGATTTGTTATATCCGTAATCAAGACGATTTGGGTAATAGAAATATTCTTCATTGGCTTCCGTTTATTGAAGGTTGTAGTGTTAAGGGAAATATAATTAGAGATAAAATTCTTAATAAGAAAGTTTTTTTTGATTAAAGAAATTTACGAAGATTATAGTAATCCTGTTGCTCACGCTGCTCGTCAATTCTATCGTAAAAATGCTAAAGAAATTTTTAATGCTATAATTGATAAAAGAATTAATGCAACTTGATAATATTGGTAAAGATAAAACAGATAGTAGTAAATATACTTTTACCGATGACCAACAAATTGCAATAGGCAATATTATTGATTTTATTGCTGCACCTTTTGACCCTGCTAAATATATAGTGGGGTTAACTGGTGCTGGTGGTACTGGTAAAACATTTATTACTAAGTATATTATCGCACATTGTAAATATAGCAATAGTGTGATTAAATGTACTTCTCCTACTCATAAGGCTTGTCGTGTTTTTAGTCAAGCTCTTGGTGGTAAGAATGTTGATACTATTCAAAGTACTTTTGGTCTTAGACTTGATTTAAGACTTGAAGATTTTGACCCTAATACTCCTCAATTTAATCCTATGGCTAAGCCTAAACTTGAAAATGTTAAGCTATTACTAATTGATGAGGCTTCTATGCTTCCTGCTAAACTTGTTACTTACGTTTGTAAGAAATGTAAGGAGCTTTCTATTAAAATTTTGTTTATTGGAGATGCTTATCAGCTTGCTCCTGTAAATGAAACTAAATCAGTTGCTTTTGATAGATGTTTTGAAGTATATCATCTTAAACAAGTTGTTAGACAGGCTGCTAATAATCCTATTACTGGTTTACTTAATCTTCTTCGTTATGATATAGAGCATAAAACTTATAGATTCTTAGAATATGTAAGTAATCATGTTGGTGCTACTAATTATAATGATATTGGAGAAGGTTTTAGTATATGTAATTCTACTGCATTTAAGAACGTAATTGATATGTCTTTTTCCGATGAAGCTTATACAAAGAATATTGACATGTATCGTATTATCGGTTATACTAATGCTTGTGTTAGCGGTTGGAATAATTATATACGTAATACTATCATTCGTGATTCTGATAAAAATATTATTACTAAGAACGATTTGATTATGTCTTATGAAACTATTGTGAACGAATTTATGGAAATTGTTATTAACAATTCTGAAGAATATATCATTAATGATATTGTAGATTTTGTTGATGACACATACGGATTTAAAGGTTTTCTTGTTAAGTTCCAACTTATTCATGGTGGAACTATTACTCGACCTCTATTTGTTATTGACCATAGAGATAAGTTTACTATTCAGAAATATCATAAGACTATTACTGATTTGATTAGTGCTGCTAAAAATGCTAATGGCGGTACTCGTGTTGCTCGTTGGAAAGAATATTATGCGTTTAAGAAGAAATATCTTATTGCAGCTAATATTATAGATAGAACTGGCAGAACTTTATATGATAGAGATATTGATTATGGTTTTGCTATAACTGCACATAAGAGTTAGAAATTGGCTCTTGTAAAATCCCTTTAACTGCTGGAAACTCGTGAAGATAATAGTGCTACAACATAAGACGAAAGTCTAAGTGTGAATGCTTGAAAAACTATTATTATATGACAATCAGCAGCCAAGACTACCTATTATGATGTGAATCATAATGATAGTAAGGTTCATCGACTATCCGAAAGGAGTACTGGCAGAAATGCTGGGAAATGGGGGAAAACTATTCATAAAATTATTTGGAATTACAATTCATAAATACTATATTTGTACTGAATTAAAAATTTATATAGTTATGATAGTTAATATTTATGGTCTTGTACATCCAAGTACAAAAGAAGTTATTTATGTTGGTCAAACAAGAACTTCTATTGAAAATCGTTTAGATGAACATTATTGGAAACTTAATGAAGCTAAAAGAGGAAAAAGAACTATGACTAAATTATTTAAATTTCTTGATAGTTATTTACCTCTTAAAGTCCAAGTTAAATTATTAAAAGTTGTTGATACTGATAAACCATTTAGTAATGCAGATTTTATGGAACGATATTATATAGAATATTATCGTAAAATAAATCCTAATTTATTAAATGAAGCAAATGGTGGAATTGGTGGATATACAAGTATTAATAAATCTGATGATGAAAAATCTGAAATTAGTAAGAAAATATCTAAAGCTAATAAAGGACGTAAAAAACCAGATGGATTTGCAAAAAATTTAAGTACTAAAAGAAAAGGAGCAAATAATCCTATGGCTAAGAAAATTGATGTTGGAATATATAATGATAAAAATGAACTTATACATACTTGTCATTATGGATTTGAAGTTGATGAATTTCTTGGTAATAAATGGTTTTGGTCTAATAATGGTAGAGCTATTAAAAATGGATTTGCTGTATTTAGATTTGGATATAAAATTAAAAGAATAGTTTAAGATATAGTCAGGTTCATGACGAAAGTTATGATGTTATGCAAGGTTCTACTTACGATTCTGTATTTGTTGATGTTAATAATATGGTCTATGACCGTATGGGACATCCTTATCCTGACCAAGATGATTTGCTTCGTCGTCTATATGTTGGTTGTTCTCGTGCTCATAAAGAATTAGTGCTTTATTATGGGAATTAGACGTAAAAAGAAAGATGTTGAACTTCCTGTTGAACATATGAGTACTAATCTCTTTATTTCAATTTGTGAAGTTTGTTCTAAATGTCCTTGCCGTATTTATGCTGATGAAGATGATAAAATCATACTCGGTGTTGGTAATATTTATACTGATACTGTTGTGATTTTACCATCTTATGATGTTAAAGCTGGTATTGGATATCCTACTATTTTGAAGATTATGCAAGATGCTTATAAAGACATTGTTGGTAAAGAGTTGCTTGAAGATTGTTATGTAACTCGTACTATTAAATGTTTTAATAAAACAGATTTTAATCTGGAAAAAGATGCAGTTAAATCTTGCTTTACTAATCTTATTTATGAAGTTTCTCGTATTAAGCCTAAGAAAGTAATTATCCTTGATAAACAAATATATGATTTTGGATTGTATAGTTGTAATAGAGGTAAATTTGCTGTTAAGACTGTTATTAGTCCTGGCGTTATGTATTACGATAATCAAAACTTAAAAGATATTTTTATGAAACAATTAACTGAAGCTATAAATAATTCTTAATATTAAGTTATGATATTATCTTATGCTTATGACGTTGAAGTACTTCCTAATTTCTTTTCTGTCGTGATTACAGATGTTGGAAGTTATCTTAGAGTTTTTGCTGATTGTAATGATGGTTCTAAAAAGAAAACGCCTATTCCTTTAGTTCAAAAATATACTGTGGAAGAAATTAAGCAAAAACTTGATACTGTTGCTAAGAAGAAATTCTATATTACTGATACAGATGATAGTCAATTACTTCAAATACTTGGTTATCTTAATTATATGCGTCCTCATTATGACGATAAAAATGTAGCTATACGTTCTGATATGTTTGGTTATAATAGTTCTCGATATGATAGACTTATGATTGCAGGACTTCTTATGTTTGCAAATCAAACCAATAGTACTAAAGAACTTATTACTAAACTATATGAACTTAGTAAGCATATTATTGATATGCAAGATAATCCTGAAATGAGTAAACATGACTATTTTCTTTCTACTCTTAGAAAATATAGTCTGCCTTATGTAGATATTGATATTATGACCATCTTTGCTCTTAATAAAGTTGGTAAAGGTACTGATAAAGCTGGTAATACTATTTATTTTGGTAAGAGTCTTAAACAGACTTCTATTAATTTACAATGGTATGAACTTCTTGAACATGAACTTCCTCCTATTAGTGAAAAGGATATTCATTTATATCAAAAAGATGCTCGTTATTCTGGTCTTCCTGCTGATAAAGTTAATCAACTTGTCAATAAGTGGGATAGATATATGATTGATGAGTGGATTGATGATGTTATGCACTATAATACAAATGATGTTTATATTGTATGTGAAATGATTAGGCTTTACATTGATGAAATTCGTTTACGATATAATATATCTAAAGCGTATGAAGTTGATGTTCTAAGCAGTTCTCGAAGTAATATTGCTGATAGACTGTTTGTTAAGTTTTATAGTGATTTTAGTGGGCTTGCTCCAAGTCAATGGCAAGGTCGTAAGACTGAACGTACTGCTATGGCTTTTAAACGTGTTATTTTTCCTTTTATTAAGTTTCAGACTCCTGAACTTCAAGAATTTATAGATGAAATGAAACAAGTTATCATTTATTCTATTGGGAAAAAAGCTTTGAAAGAAATTGCTCCTAAATATCCTAATTTGAAATATCTTAAAACTAATAACGATAGTGGTTGGTTTGAGATTAAACTTAATAATCTTGTTTATACTATTGCTACTGGTGGTCTTCATACTCAAGATATTCCAAGAGAATTGAAGAGTAAACTTACTTTTACTAAAGATATACAACTTTCTAATTGTAAAGAAGGTGGTAATAAAGATTCTGATGCTCCTTCTGTTTGGGATGTAATAACAGATAATAGTTATGTTTATGTTCATTGGGATATTGCATCTTTTTATCCTTCTCTGATGAGTGTTTATAAAATTGCTCCTGCTCATATGAATGAGGGCATTTTTGCTAAACTTATAACTTGGCTTAAAGACACTCGCGTTAAAGCAAAACATAGTAAAGAAGATTATATTGATGGAGTTCCTGCTGGTCTTCTTGCTGAAGCTCTAAAGATTGTGATTAATTCAATCTATGGAAAACTCGGATTTGAGAAAGGTGATTTATGTGATAGACTTGCTGTGCTTAAAGTTACTATTAACGGGCAACTTATGATTATGATGCTTTGTGAACAACTTGAACTTGCAGGTATTGAAGTTATGTCGGCTAATACAGATGGTATAGTTATTAAACTTTATAAGCGAGATAAAGACAAGTTTGAACAAATTGCTGAAAATTGGAAGAAACTTACTAAACTTGATGCAGATAGTGAAGAGTACGATTGTTATATTAATCGTGATATTAATAACTATATTGTTAAAGAGTTAAATAGTAAGATTACTTATAAAGGTGCTTTTAATCCTAAGATGTATCTTCGAGATTTGTCTAAAGGATATGATATGCCTATTGTTGCTCAAGCTGTAGAAAACTATTTTCTTTATAATAAACCTGTTCTTGAAACACTATATGATTGTCGTAATATTCTTGATTTCTGTAAAACTCAGAATGTTGGTAGACAATTTCATGTAGAATATACTGAAGGTAATGTTAGAAATCTTATGCAAAGAAATGTAAGATTTTATGTTACTAATAAAGGAGGTACTGTTGAAAAAGTTAATGATAATACTGGTGATAGAAGTAACTTATGTGCTGGTAAACAGGTTACTATTCTTAATACTTTAGATGATAAACGTATAGAATATCGTAATATTAACTATTCGTATTATTATCAAGAAGCTCTTAAGATTATTGACCCTATTAAGCTTAATATTTCTCCTAATCAAAAAGGAGATAAAGCTGCTGGTACTAAAAGTGGTAAAGTTCTTATTAAGAAAATGTCTGGACAATATGCCAGTTTATTTGATGACTTAGATGAAGAATGAAGACAAGCTGATAACACAAGTTATTAATGGTTTTCAGAATAATAAAGGAAAAGCAAGTGTTTATTGTTTTTCTACTGATGTAATTCCTAAACTTGTTTATTCTGTTATTATTCCTTTCTGCAAGAAGCATCCAGACAAACAAATATTTATTGTTGTAGATTGTTATAATACTCGTAAAAGTATTTATGATTATCTTAATAGTCAAAATGTTAATTCAGATAATGGTTATAATATAAGAATACTTAGTGTCGATTTTGTTAAACCTCAATATCATTATGAGTATATGCTTACTCTTACTGTTGGGGTTAATGATAATCTTCCAATTATTACTAAACTTGCTAAAGAAAGTCATTTTACTTTAGCTATTCTTACTAAGAATATAATGAATACTGAATTTATTTCTAATGTTCGTAATGTTCTTCCGTCTATTGAGACTGCTGATTTAGATATTGCTATTCGTCAAGACAATATTTACTCCCCCGTAGAGGAACACCGATATGGAGTTGAGCTTTCTGAAGATGATAGAGCTATCTATAATAAATATACTGATTATATTACTACTTCTGTTTCTATTTTTGGAGACCTTTCTAATATTGAAAAGTGTAAGAAAGGTGATGAGAAACTTGGTATTAGTGCTGCTGAATTTCGTAATACTATCGCTCATGAAAATGGTTGGAGAGAGGATTTAGATACTAATGTTCCTTTTATGAAACAAATAGATGATATTTATAATCCTAATATACTATTTGAAAGAGCTTGTACTTTTTATACTATTGCTAAACAACGTAGAGATTTAGTTAGTGATAATTCTGCTAAATTAGAAGCAATTAAAGATATTTGTCTTGCTCATTTAGGTAAACAAATTCTTATTATTTCTAAGAGAGGAGAATATGCTGCTAAAGTTACTAAATATCTGAATGAGTTTCCAGATATTAAATGTGGAGATTATCATGATTGTATAAATGATGCTATTGCTGTTGATGATATGGGAGTTCCTATTCTTGTTAAGAGTGGTGCTAATAAAGGTAAACCTCGTGTTGTTGGCTCGCAAGCCCAATCTACGGCAAATGAGAGGCTATTTAATAATAAGGCTATCAATGTATTATCTATAAAATCAGCGTCTAATCCGAAGCTAAAAATAGCTACTGACGTGGTGATTTTCACTTCTCCGTTATGTGATAATATTATAGATGTTAAAACTCGTTTTACTAATGTCGCTTTTAATGGTGTGCCGACTAAAACATATCGGGTTTATTGTGCTGGGACTGTTGAAAGTGATAAGATGAATAAAGAGAAAGAGGTTTCTACTATTAAAGTTATAAATGATACGGAAAATTTTGTCGGATATGACGAAAATTCCGGTGATATTATTTTGTAGTATGGAATACTTCTCTTATATTTGTAGTGTTAATAAAACAAATGCTCTTTGAAATAATGGTGAAAGAACAAGAAGAAAAGCAAGAACAAGTTGAGAATGAATCTCCTGCTCAACTTGTAGGAAGAAAAGAAGTCGCTCCTATTGCTAAACATCCTGTTCAACACGGTATCAATGGTGGTATTAATGCAATTAATTTCTTTAATGAAAAACAACTTGTTGCTGCTGAGAATTTTCTTACTAAAGTAATGAGAAGTGATAAAGGAGGAATTAAGAGTGTTAATGATGGTCTTGCAGTTCTTATGAGAGCACAAGATTTACAACTACCTTTTAGTACTTGTATTGAACATATTCATGTTATTAATGGTAAGACTGGAGTTGATATTCATATTATCAAAGCATTGTTATCAAGGGCAGGTTGTACTTGGAGATGTCTTAAAGATTATCAACCTCTGTATGAATATACAGATGGTATCAATGTTTATATTGACGGTAGTTTTCCTGAGTATGTAGTTAGATGTGTTAGTCAAAAAGAAGCTGAAGAAAAAGCTAAGATTGATATATCTAATAATAATACTGATAATATTTATGTTTATCCTGTTAAATGGTATCAAGATTTTAATGGTAATATGTATAAAGATTATCAGTTGAATACAAAATCTTTTGGAATTGGTATTAATCGTCAGCAAATTGCTGAAATTGCTAAGTCTGGTAAAACACCAGTTTATCGTATTCCTAATAAACCTGTTGATTTCGTTACTGAATATGAAATCACTCGTATTGTTAATGGTAAAGAAATTACTGCTAAAGGACATTTTAGTTATAGTGAAGCTATGCAAGCTGAAATGTTTGAAAAAGATACTTATAAGAAATATCCTCGAATACTGATTGGGCATCGTGCTTTTACATTGGTTGCTCGCGATATAGCATCAGATATTTTATTTGGTGTTTGTGAAACTACTGAATTAAAAATAGTAGCTGGTAAAGAACTTGATGATGCTGATATTATTGAAGTAGAAGAAGCAAATTAATATGTATAAAGATGTAATTATTGATGGTTGGATTAAAACTAAATATAAAGTTAATGAGAATGGAGTTGTTATTAATAAAGATAATAATTCTATTGTTTCTGTAAAATATGATAGAAATTATGCTCGTTGTGCTTTAAATTTTAGAATTAATAAAAAGACTGTTTATAGATATTGTTCTATTCATAGACTTGTTGCAACAGCTTTTATTCCTAATCCAAATAGACTTCCTGAAATAAATCATAAAGATTGTAATACTAAAAATAACAATGTAAACAATCTCGAATGGTGTGATAGAAGCTACAATGTTACATATAATGGATGTAGAGATAAATCTCGTATTACTCAACAAAATCCTATAACTTGTATATTTGGAAATAAAATTGCTACTTATATTAGTGCTCACAAAGCCGCTCAACTTTGTAACTGCTCATGGGTTTCAATAGCAGAAGTTGTGCGTGGTAAAAAGAAAAGTTTATATGGTTCTTTATGGCGTAGAGCAACTAAAGAAGAAATTACTAATTTAGCCAATAAAAATCATATAGGAGATATTATAGATTTCACTCCTTATAAAAAGAATAGTATTAAATAAAATAACTCAATTATTCATTTTTAAAATTTTCGTATTATGAAAACTAATGGTAAAGCAATGGGATTTGGTTTTAGTGCAGTTAATGCTGGACAGCGTAATGTAAGTGTTGAACCTCAAGTTATCGTAGTTTCTACTGAAGGTAATTTCCGTATTACTCCTCCGGTAAGTCGTGTTCTTGGAATTGGTCATGGTGACTATGTTATGTTCTTGAACAATGTCGATAACATTGATGCAGCTATTGCTGCTAAGGATGCTCAGGTTGTTGCTTTCTGTAAAGAGCAAGGTCTGGAAGTTGGTTCTCCTGAAGCTGCTATTGCCATTCATAAGGCTTTCGATATGTGGGCGATTGCTAAAGGTATTGTTGAATATGATACCAAAGGTAATCAGAAGACTTCTACTGAACGTCTGACTAAGAACGATAAGATTAAGTTTGTTTCTCAGAACTTTGCAGATATGCTTGAACAAGCTATGCAGCAAGCTGACGACGAAACTAAAGAAGCTCTTTCTCGTGACGGTATTACTAAAGAGGAACAGATTGATATTCTTTCTGCTTTCGTTACTCCTCGTGAATTGCCGAAATATAAAGGTTCTAAAGCTGCAAATCCTGCTGGTCTTACAGGTGCTGGAACTTCTCTGACTTTCACCGATTCTAATGTTTGGAAGCAACTGAAAGCTGATATGGGCGATACAGCTACTGAACTTAACCGTGTATTCGATGTTGATGTCGAAGATATTCAGGATATTGTTCTGAGCGATGGTTATAAGGAAGTAACTGTTAAAGCTATCGTTCTCGGTGAATACAGCGACAAAGAGCCTGCTCGTATCGGTAAAGGTGGTTCTGAAGAGTAATCTGTTCTTTCTCCTGTAATTTAAAGTCGGGAATGTAATCTTGATGATTATGTTCTCGACTTTTATTGTATAATTAAACGTTTAATTAAAATTAATGTCATTATGGCAAAAGAAAATGAAAATGTAGCTACTGGCGCGGTAGCTGCTGAAGCTCCGGTTGAAACTAAGAAAGTTAGTAGAAGAGGTATTGGTTCCGCTCGTGGTACTACTCGTCTTAAATTTAGTCATGAACAAGCTAAACAAAATGGTTTGTTCTTAGGTCATCTTGATAGTGTTGTTGTTAGCATGATTCAGATTGGCGAAGATAAGACTGGTATGCCGTCATTTAACGGTCTTGAAATACCTAAACTTACTATTACATTTGCTTCTAATGAAGAAGAAGTAAACAAGCGTCATTACCAACCTTTGACATTTACTGCTGTTGAAAGTAATGCCAATACTATTCCTGGCGGTAAAGAAGAATGGAAAGTTAATTCTGTATTTGATTGGTTGAAACATATTCTTAATGTTTTCGTTCTTAAAGGTCGTGAACTAACAGAAGAAGAAGAAGCCGCTTTGTCTTTGTCTTATGAAGACTTTGATGAACAAGGTGAATATTCTCCTGTTGAACCTGAAGTTGTTATTGCCGGTTGGAAGACTCTCTTTGAGAACTTTGAGAATATTATGAATAGAGGTCGTGAGGGTCAGCCTTATTTCAAAACTAAGGATGGAAAGAATGTTGCTCTTTGGCTTAAAATGCTTCGTTATATTAAGACTCCTAAGAAAGGTTGGCAGCCTGTTACTAACGGAGATTTGTCTTTCCCGTCTTTTGTTGGAGAAGGTTGTGTTGAAATCTATAAACAAAATACTCCTCCCTCTATTCGTATTGATAGTGTTAAAGAAGCTATTATTCCGATGAATGTTGAAAAGGCTAAAGCTCCTAATATGCCTACTCCTGGTGCTGGTGCTATGGCTGCTGGTATGGGTGGCGTTCCTGTTGTAGACCCTATGGTAGGTGGTGGAAATTTCGCAGGTATTGCTACTGAAGCCGCTGAAGATATGCCATTCTAAGGTTTTGATACTTCTTTTAATTTTACTCTAATTAGTGGGCTTCGTTGTGGTATTTATCATAGCGAAGTCCATTTTTTTTAACTTATTGTAATGGGTAGAAACATTAATTCTTCTAAACTTACTAAACAACTTATTCTAAGTAAGGTTAGTCAAGTTACTATATTTAGTACTTATCTTAATCTATCAGATAAACTTGTACAGTATTGTATTGATACTGGGGAATTAATATGTTCTCCTATAAGAGATGATATTCATCCTACTTGTGGTTTTAGATATGATAGTAAAGGTAAACTAAAGTTTAGAGATTTTGCTGGATATTTTTGGGGAGATTGTTTTGATGTTGTTGCTCTTATTATGGGAGGTATTTATAATAAACAATACGATATTAGTAATCGTGAAGATTTTGTTAAAGTACTTCGTCATATAACTTTTACTTTTAAAGATATTTTTTATGGTCAAGAAAAAGACATAAATCTTATTAATGAAATTAATACTGGAATTGTAGCTATTAAACATAAAAAGCCAAATATAGAACTTGTAGTTAGAGATTGGAACGAATATGATAAAGAATATTGGGGTCGTTTCGGTGTTCCATTACAATTTCTTAATATTAATTTCATTTATCCTGTTGAGCAATATTATATTAACAGAAAAATTAATCCTGAGCCTAAGTATTTTTATCGTACTAATGACCCTTGTTATGGTTATTGTCTTGGTCAAGATAGGTCTGGTATTTATAATATCAAACTTTATTTTCCTAATAGGGATAAAGCGGTTACTCGATTTATAACTAATTGTAATCATCTTGAAGGCATTTATAATCTTGATAAAACAGATTATGATATTATTGTTATAACTAAGTCTACAAAAGATAGAGTTAGTTTAGGAGCGGCTATATTACGCATAACTTCCCTCTACGGGGGAGTAGACAAAAAAGTTGGTGTAATTAATATACCACATGAAACTTATAAACTTCGTCAAAATGAATTTGACTGGCTAAGAGGAAAACTTTCTGATGGAGGTAAAATTGTTTCTCTTATGGATAATGATACTACTGGTAAGCATGAAGCTATTTGGCTTAGAAACAATTATCGAATTATTCCTCTTCTTATTCCTAATGCTTATTGCTGTAAAGATTTTGCTGAACTTGTTTCAAAGCATAGATTTAATGAAGTTGTTAATCTGATTAAGCAAACAATTAATTATATATCTAATTATGAAAGAAAAGATAATAAACCTACTTGGGATACGACCGGATGGAGTAACGATTTGCCGTATTGATACTGTTAAGAAACATCCTGTTCCTGTCGTTATGGAACCAATTACTGAAGAACAAGAACTTCGTATTGATAAATCTGCTAAGTATTATGGTGCTATCCAATTTGAAAGAAAAGATGGTGTTATAGTTGCAGCTAAAGATATATATCTTTATGGAGAAGTTGATTTCAACAATGATGACCTTGATTTAATAGAAAGGTTTAAACTTATTGATGAAGACGGTAATTGGATTTATTCTAATTTCGATTACGAGAAAGGTAATTTTACTACTATTGATGGTATTGCTAAAGGTTATCCTACTTGGAACTTGATTAATTGGTTTAAATATTGTCATGTTCTTATAGGTAAGCCTCAACGAATTATCGTATATAAACGTAAATGATATATTATGTTTGAAGACGATTCTTTTGATATGTTTAGATACGAAGTTGGTATTATTGTTAATAATAATAGAGATACTATATGTGCTACTAATGATTTAGAAACAGCTAATAATTTTTATGAAGCTGCTATAAAGAAATATAGTCCTGCCGATGATACTAATCATACTATTATATTTCTCTATGATTATGACAAAAATACTAATATAAACTATTACGATAATGAGTCGGAACATTCTTAGTCTAACATATCATAATCCTATAAGTACTTCTGATGATGTGCTTAATATTGATTATCCTGATATAGATTATATGGAATTTAAAAGAACTCATGAGTATGATACTGATGATGATATTTGTAAAATTCTTGATAATCTTATTAAAGATTTAAATTGTACTATTGAGTATTCTTGTGGCAGACCTATGATGACTACTAATTTTAATTATAAAGCTCGTATGTCTGACTATTATAGATATTTACTTAAACTTACTAATCAATTACTATATAATGAATATATTGATAAACTTATTCAAAGACATATAGATAATATTATTTTTGAATATGAACATCCTTATATTCCTCCTACTAAGAATAAAAAAGAAAGTAAGAAGAAGAAAAAACTTCCTCCTAATGTTTATGTTCGTTATGTTACTCATGATATGTTTACTGGAGAAGTAGTATATCAGTATATTAATGCTCGAACAGGTGATGAAGTTAGTTCTTCTAATCCTGACTTACTTACAGAACTCAATGCTCCTAAAAAGAAAGAACGTAAAAAGTCTATTAAAATTAAGTCTGCTGGAGTTCCTATTAGTGCTATGACATTTAGTTTTAAAAAGAAATAATATGTATCCTTTTAATTATCAACTTTCTCTGTATAGACGTAATAATTTTGGTCAGCCTTGCGTGTGGATTGCAACGCCGTTTGATTTTACGTCTATTGAAGTGTATCATGGTATAGTTGGTAAAACTATTACTCGTGATATTATTCATACTCATAGAAAGCCGGAAGATGAAGTTAAATCGCGTATTGCTGCAAAACGTAAAGCTGGTTATAAACTTCTGAGTGAGCTAAAAGATAATACTACTCTGCCCGTAGAGGGAGAACTATTGTCTTATCTGTCTACTTATCTGCCTGCTTATCGTACTACTGCTGATGGAAGTCTTCTTCCTATGCTTGCTAAAGTTTATGATAATGTAAATAACAAACTATTTAATAAAGTTCCTTATTATATTGGTCAATGGAAGATTAATGGTCTTAGATGTTTTATTACTGCTTATGTTAATAGTGGTAATATGTTTAAACCTATTGGTCTAAAATTTCAAAGTAGAGAGGGAACTTATTGGAATAGTCTAAGTTATCTTGAAGATTATCTTCTTTCCGTTCTTGATAATAAACTTCTTGAACGAATGGTTGATGAAAACTATATTCTTGATGGAGAAGTATATCTTCCGGGTCATACAGTTAATGAGATTAATCATTTTGTTAAAGACCCTAAGTGTGCTGAAAATAAACTTCTTCAATATTGGTGTTATGATATTGCAATAGAAGATACTATTCAAGCTAAAAGAACTAATTATTTATTTTCTTGGCAAGGCAATTATATTAAAGTATTTACTTCTAAAGAAGCTCATTTAAATAATACTGAACGTCTTATAGTACTTCCTGTTCATGAAGTTACTAATAATGATGATGCTGTTGCTGCCAGAGATAAATTTATAGAATTTGGTTTTGAAGGACTTATTATGCGTAATCCTAATGCCGAATATCAATATGGCAAACGTAATCAAAGTATGATTAAGTTTAAAGCTATTACTGATGGCAAATTCAAAATTATTGATATTTATCCTGAAGGAGTTAAACGTCCAGATATTCCTCTGTTATTATGTCGTAATGATGTAAATGATGCTACTTTTGAATGTCATTTGAGCGAAACTCTTGATTTCCAAAGAGAAGTTCTTAAGAATAAAGAGCAATTTATTGGTAAAGTTTTATTTATTACTTATGGTGAACGTAGTGGTGTAAATGATGTTCCATTTCATATTAAACAAGTTCATTTACTTTAATATATGATTATCCAATATGAGTTAGTTGCTCCTGTTACTGATAGAAAAAGTCCTTATCTTGACGGTAAGGGCTTTTTTATTTGTCCTGCTATTAAGAAAGTATATAAATATTATGTTGAAGTTAAGAGATATAATCCTAATATTCTATGTTATGAATATTTTCTTTTACTTAGTGATAAAAAGTTTGATGCTCAATGTAGAAAATGTAGAGTAGATGATTATGGTCGTCTTAAAGCTATACTACATAATGAAGTTAAACAATATGTTATTGCTGAAACTGCTGCTCGTGGTAATGTTCGATTTGAATATGTCGAAAGTGATAGCCTGTGTGATGTGTGGCAGATACTCTAAAACAGCTATTTTTAGCTATGTAATGCAATGAATGTAGTTCGGTGATTAACTGTATTGATTTGCCATATTTAGCTAAAAATAGCTTAAATAATAATTAATATTTTTCTGAAAATAAATTAGTTATTCTAACATAATATTACTATATTTGAATATGAAGAATTTTGTTATAGGTATTGCTGGAGTTAAGAACTCTGGTAAAGATACAGTTGCAAGTATGATTAATTATATTTTTGCTGCCGGTGTTAGTAAAGCTAAATATCAAGATTGGCTTTTTAAAAGACATATTTCTGATGCCGGTCTTAAAGATAGAATTATTCATTTTGCTGACCCTCTAAAAGACATTCTTTCTATTCTTTATAATATTCCTCGTAAATATTTTGATGATAGAAAGTATAAAGATGAGCTTTGGTATTGTTTTAATACTAATGATTTTATTGAAAATGCTAATCAACGACCCGGAAACGAGGTTACTATTGTGCATATTGATACTCTTAAATCTTTTAGTCTTAATACGTATCTTAAAGTTAATAGTGATAAGTTAGTTTGTATTAAACTTCGTTCTCTTTTACAATATTTTGGAACAGAGGTTTGTCGCAATAAACTTGATGATAATATTTGGATTAAATGTGCTATTAATAAAATTGTTGATAAAGCTGAAAGTAGAAGGCTTTGTATTGTTCCTGATGTTAGATTTGCTAATGAAGCTGATGCGTTACGAATTAGTAATGATTCCCTCTACGGGGGAGTGATTGAAGTAAGACGCAATGATGCTGGAGATACTGATAATCATGATAGTGAAACTATTGATTTCGGTGTTGATGAAGTTATTGAAAATAACGGTACTAAAATGGCTTTATTCTATAAAGTTCTTAGTTATGTAGAATTTATTGTTAATAAGAAATAAGATATGAAAATTATTCAGCCTAAAGTTGAACTTTGGAGACAAGGTGAAGATGTTAAAGCTCATGTTGCTCGTTGTGCAAGAATATGTTATAAACGAGAAACTGGTAATGATGAAGCTACTTATATGAGACTTATTAATAGTCATCATTGGAGTATGTTTCGTCATGAAACTGTGTATGCTATGGTTCCTGCATTAGCATGGCAAGGTGCTTTTGGGATGGCTATTAATAAATATATAGAAAGTCCTTATATCAAATGGATTACTTGTCATGATTATATATATGTAGCTACTAATGCTAATTTTATGTTAGATAGAGAAAAAGATAATCCTGTTTTATGGAAATATATTCATAAACATAGAGTTAGTGAAGTTGAATTTAATTCTTGTCAAGCTGCTTTTGAAAATCTTGCTCGTTGGACATTTTGTGTTGATACTCAAATTAGTACTTCTCGTGAATTAAATAGAGTTAGTCCTAATAACATTGCCGAACAATCTACTCGTTATGTTTATGAAGATGGTACTATTTGTAAGCCTCATTGGATGAGTGATGAAATTGCTACACATTTTAATGAAGAACCTTTATTTACTGATTGGATTGATGATAATATAGAACATCAAAAAGCATATCAATATATTAGTTCTTGTAATGATAGTTTTATTAATTATAAAACTCTTGTTGATGAATATGGTATGAACCGTCAAGATGCTCGTGGTGTTCTTCCTATCGATACTGCTACTCGTTGTGCTTATACGTATTCTGTTAAAGAATGGCGTGCTATAATTGATTTGAGATATTATGGAACTACAGGCAAGCCTCATCCAAATGCCAAACTTATTGCTGGTATGATTAGAAATGAACTAATGGATTTAGGTTATGATTTCAGAGAAGAATAAAAAAGATATTATGGTTGATTATATAATTAATCAACCATATCCTTTATCTATTAATAAATCAAGGAATTATGATAAAACTAAAGATAGTGATTATCGTAATCCTATTTATTATCCTAAAAGAAAGAAAAGAAAATGAATGATAAATTAAATTATGATATTGTTAATACTTATTTTAATCATGAAGATACTGATGGAAGTTTATCTGTTGATATAGATAAAACAAGATATAAAAATTATATTCTTAATCGAGAAGCTAAATTAAATGTTGCTCAACTTTGTAAAAATCAAACATTAACTATTAAATGATTATGAAAATAAAATATAATTTTTTTGATGAAGATGAATATGATTCTGAATGTGCTATGATAGAAGATTTATATCCAAATGACCCAATACCGGATAAAGAAGATTATGTTAAAAAAGGTACTGGAGAAATTGTAGAATTTATAAAAGGAGGATTATTATCTTCTGATAAATTTCTTATCGCTGATGATAAAACAGGTAAATTTATGAAAATTAAAGTTTCTGATTGTACAAAAATAAATGATTAAATTATGAAAAAATATAAAGTTTTATTTTGTGATTTAGATGGAACTCTTATAGATACTATTAGTGGAGAAACATTCCCTAAAGGTATTTGGGATATGAAATTAAAATTTAATGTTTTTGATGCTATTAAAAAACTTGCTCCTGAATATGTATTTATTGTTACTAATCAAGGAGGAATTAAGAAAGGTTTTGTAAACGGAGTTACATTTATATCTAAAATTAGATATGTTAATGATTGTATTCATGATTATTGTAAAATTAATATTTGTGATTATCAATATTGTACTAATATAGGCAGTGATTGTTTTAGAAGAAAACCAAATAAAGGAATGTTAGTACAAAATTTAAAAAATCATCATTTTCCTGCTGCAAAATCAGATATGTTAATGATTGGAGATGCGAGTGGTCTTGAAGGACAATTCTCTGATACTGATAAAAAGACTGCTGAAAATTTTGGAATTGATTATCTTGATGTTAATGAATTTGTTAAACTTTATAATTAATTTATGAAAAAGAATATTCTTGCTTTAAATATTGGAGAAGAAGCATTAATTGAAGGTTTTGGTATTGTCAGATGTATTAAAATTAATATAAAATATGATACTTCTTCTTGTTTACAATGTTGTATGTATGGAAAACATGGAGGATGTATGTCTGGAGAATTAATAAATATTGATAGTCTTGGATATTGTCTTGGCAAATATAGAAATAAAAAAGGACTTGATAATTGTGAAGAAGGAGTTATTTTTACTAGAGTTACTGCTGTTGTTAAACTTAAAGATATAAAATTATGAGTAGATATAGTTCTGTTAAATGTTTCTTTAGACTTCATCAATTCGAAGTTTATAAAGAACTTGAACTTACCAATGTTCGTAAAGACGTTATAGGAACAGTTATTGTTTCTCGTTGTGCTTATTGTGGTAAGATTAAATCTACTGAAGTTCGTACAGTTAATAATTATAGTATATGAAAAAGAGTAAAAGGTATGTAAAGAAGATGGAGAAACGTTCTCTTATTAATAAGAAAGCTCTGTCTTATATTATATCTCATAGTAATATTTGTCAACACGCTATTAAAGAACTTAAACTTGCTGGTTATGGTAAGGGAGAAGGTGGTCCTAATGATTGGATGTATCAACAAGTTCTTGAAGCTGTTGCTGTGTTTACTTCTCATGGTAATTCTGGTAGTTCTGCTCCGTGGGAAATAGATTTTGTTAAACGTCTTTGTAGTTGGGATATTATTTCTCCTCTTACTTTTAAAGATGATGAATGGCAGCGAATTAGTGGAGATGGTACTTGTCAGAATAAACGTAAAAGTTCTATATTTAAAGACCCTGATGGTTCTATTCATGATGTAGATGCTTTTAGTAAAAAGCCTGTCGGTACTTATCGTTTTGATACTAAGACTTGGGAAAAGAATGATAAAGGTATTACTTGGCATGGTGGATTGTTTGAACATAAAGATAATGTTCTTACAGGTCGTTACTTTGGTATATGTAATATTTGGTTTTATGAAACCGATAAAGGTTATATGTCTAAACCAAAACGAATAATTCCTTGTGTTGAAGTAGAGATTGCTCCTGATAATTGGATTATGGCTGTTGCTGCCAATTCTACTGAATTATTATTACTTGGCTGCGATTATAATATTAAATGGGAACAATGTTCTTGTTTAAAAGGCATCCGTCTTGAAGATGTTACTCCTGAACTTGAAAGTAAAGCGTATGAAGAACTTAAAAATAATAAACATTAAAGAGTTATGGCAAGTTTATATGAAATTTCTAATGATATTCTTCGTATATTTAATGATGTAGAAGTTGCTGAAGGTGAAATTACTGATGAACAGTATGACGCTCTTCAAATCAAACAAGAAGAATTAAAAGAGAAACTCACTAATTATGTTAAGGCTATTAAGTCTTGGGAAGTTGATGAGAAAGCTCTTAAAGATGAAAAGAAACGGTTTAATGATAGACAAACTGTCTTTAAGAATCGTATTGAACGTCTGAAAAATGCTGCTCTTGAAGCTGTACTTACTTTTGGTGAACATGGTAAATCTAATATGTTCATTGAACTTCCTGAATTTAGATTGTTTTCTCGTCAATCTACATCTATTGAAGTAGATGAGGCTCGTGTTAATATTTTCTTGTCTGAATTTGAACGTTATGTGCGTGAACTTGTAGGTCAAGGTATTATATATACTGGAGAAGATGTTGATTTACAAGGTATTCTTGATTGTATTAATGCTAATGTTAAAGCAGAAAAAGGCGATGATTTTGAACCTTTTACTCTTACTGATTTGACTACTATGCGTATTAGTGTTAATACTACTATGTCTATTTATGAACTATTCCGTAAAGGTGGTGATGCTCTTTCTCAATATGCTAAGACTCCATTCAATACTACTATTTCTAACGAAACTATGAAAGATGATTGGAAAACAGCTATTTCTGTTGCTAAACAACAAGAAACGAGTATGCCTACTATTGCTAAAGAAGTAGTTAATCAAAGTCTGCAAATAAAATAAAATATGGAAGCTACCTTTTATACTACTGTTGGTGATATGGGTCTTTCTATAATTCTTAAAAGAGAAGCTAATATTATATTGGCTTCTCTTGATAAAGATTCTGATGAATACAAATTTAAACGTAATAGATTTGAAGAAGTTATCAGAGTTGTTAGAGCTATAGAAGATACTGAGCCTCAACGTGATGAGGATATTGATTTTATACTTGATAGCATTAATAAGATTTGGAATGTTGGTATTCTTAGTCCTCTTACATTGAAAAATGATGAGTTTGATGATTATAATACTAACGGATGCTATAAGAATAAACGTTATCCTCATATTTATCATTGTGGTAATGGTAAAATTTATAATGCTAATGCTTATAAATTATATGTTCGTGCCGCTTATGATATTGCTACTAATTCTCAAATAGAATATACTCCTCATATATTATCTGATGGAGAAAGTCATTTATCTACTCCTATATTTATTTCTAAAGGTGGTGTTGTTACTGGAGAATTTGTTCAACAATGTGAAATTAGAAAAGATATTGTTGAAAGACATTCTTTTAATATCCAAAGTATTGTTAATATTCCTGTTTCTAAAATAGATGATAATGGCTTTACTATTTATGTTGTAGACCATAGAGAACCTAAACTTAAAGCTCTAAGAGAGTTTTATGAAGTTCCTATATTTACAGATGAAGCTGTAAAAGCTAAACATTATAATCTTCGTAAATACACTAAACTCAATAAATAAATTACTGATATGAGTTACGCTGTTAAAGGAGCACCATTTAGATATAGAGGTGCTGTTAATGTAGAAGAATGTAAGACTGCGGCAGATGTAATGTCTGCTGCTGGTCTTGATTGGGAAGTAGCTAAATGTGAACTTGTTGCTAAAATGCCTATACATACTGATAAACCTGAAAATGGAGGTTTTGTGTTTGGCTCTAATAATTATGTAGATTGTCCTAACGCTTATGCTACTTATCGTACTGATTATAATATACCTCTTGGAATTGTAAAAGAAAGATATACTCCTGTCCAGAATATTGATGCTTTTACTTTCTTTGATGGAGCTATTGGAAAAGATAAAGCTATTTGGCAAACTGCTGGTTTCTTTGGTAGTGGAGAACGTATTTTTGTAAGTGCTAAACTTCCTAAGAATATTCTTGTTGATGGAGACCCAGTAGAAAATTATCTTGTATTTACTACTTCTCATGATGGTAGTAGTGGTGTTAAGATTCTGTTTACTCCTATAAGAGTTGTTTGTCAGAATACTCTTAATGCTGCTATAGCTACTTCTTCTAATTTTGTTAGTTTTAGACATACTAAATCTGTTCATCAGAAAATAGATGTTGCTGCTGAAATTCTTGGTATTTGTGATAGTCAAATTCAATTTCTTAATGAACAATATAATTTCATGAAGAAAATTAAAATGGATGATATCAAAGCTCAAGAAATATTTGCTAATGTTATTCTTACTGAAGATGAACAATTTAGAGTTAAACAAACTGGACATACTATTGGACAAATTGTTACAAGAGATTGGCGTGCTATTCAAGATTCTCAAATAAGTATGAAGAAAGTTAATACTATTGCTGAGATGAATAATTACTATTTTAGCGGTGCTGGACAAAGAGAAATACTTGGTACTGCTTGGGGTGTTTATGGTGCTGTTACTGGATATTATGCTAATGTAGATAATAGCGAAGGTACTAAGAGAATGGATTCTCTTCTTTATGGAGATAAATCTCGTAAAATTGAACTTGCAGGTAATCTTTTGATTGCTGCTTAAATTGATAAAACAATGAGTAAACTTATAGAAACTATTGCGAGTGCTATTGTTCTCGGCATTCATAACAAAGATAATGAGAACATGGAGTATATGGTACGTGATGTACTGTCTAAACTTGATAGAGTAGAAGTTAAAGTTTTTCGTGAAGACGATACTGTGAAACTACCTACTTACGGTAAAGATGGTGACGCTTGTATGGATGTTTATGTTCATCATGTAGAAAACAAACCTGATGGACGTATAGTTTATCATACAGGACTTCATTTTAGACTTCCTGAAGACTATGAAATGGAAATTCGTCCGAGAAGTAGTAATACTAAAACTCATGCTGTAATGCAAAATGCTCCTGGCACTCTTGATGAAGGTTATACTGGAGAACTTATGATTGTTCATCGCAGAATGGATAAATACGATGACCCTGAATATCAAGTAGGTGATAGAGTTGCTCAAATTCTTGTTCGTCATCGTGAACGTATTGTTTGGCAAGAAGTAACTACACAAGAAGAACTTGGTACTACTGAGCGTGGCGCTAGTGGATTTGGTTCAACTGGAAAATAGTATGATAAAACTTAGTGAAATTGTTTCTGGACAAACAGTTGTTTGTTTAGTAAATAACAAAGAGAAAGAATACGAGATAGTTGATACTTCTGCTCGTATGAAATTTAATGGTACTTGGTATCATTGTATTACTTATCGTCCTAAATATAGTAGTGAATATAATATATTTGCTCGTACTGTTGATGATTTTATGTCTAATTTTAGAGTAAAGAAAGATTAATATGAAAGCGATTGGAATTAAAATGGTTGACCTTGTGCCTATGCGTGCAAGTATGGCTCTGCAACATGGTTATAAAACAGGAGATGCTCATCCTGATGACATGGGTTATGAAATAACATATCCTGATGGATATAAATCTTGGACTCCTAAAGAAGTTGCTGATGCAGCATATTTTCCTCTCAATCCTGCAAATGACGGTACTAAGATTCTCAAAGAAGATGTTGAGAAGTTTATTACTAATGTAGAGGTTATGACTATGGGTAAGAAAACTACTGTTGTTAATGCTCATACTCTTACTGGTTTTGATACTGTTAGACACAGTTCTTGTGTAGACCCAAAGAATTATAGTGAAGAACTTGGCAAGCAATATGCTATAGAAGAAGTTATTAATTCTCTTTGGGGACATCTTGGATTTGTTCTGCAATGGGCTAAAGATGGTCTTAAAGGACATAAGCAAGAAGATAAGTAATTAGAATAAAGTTCCCTCTACGGGGGTAGTTCACGGAGCGAAGCGTAGTGATACTATTATGGTCTGTAATGGTTTATATGTTCATAGTTTTGTTAATACTGATTGTAATAATACTCGTCGCTACGCTCCTCGACTTGCCCGTAGAGGGAGAATGATACTATCATGGGAGCTATTATTACTATTGCTATTACAATTATTGTTATAACTGTAATAATGTTTGTAGTTATCTTTAAAGTTGTTGAACATATTAATAATAAATTAGATTTTATTGTTAATAAACTTACTAAAGTTCATAATCAACTTTGTGATGTAGATAAGTATGTTCATAATAATGCTAATTTACATAATAAAGATAATGTTACTATTAATTCTAATTTTAATAGACTTTATAATTCTATTAAAGGTACTAATGAACGTATTGATAATATTCATGCTGAAATATTGGTACTGAAAAATAAAGCTGAAATTAGCTTTAATAATTCTAAGTCGAACAACACTACAAATAAAAGTAGAAAGTTCGATAATAAGCCGAAAACAGCTAAAAACGGCAATACTACTGCAAAATAATAATCATTTATAACAACAGATTAATAATCAGCATAAATAAGAAAAGGCTCACGAGAAGGAATAACATCCTAATCGTGAGCCTTTTTTTAATCAATCAATCCACGCATTTAATCAGGATTAATTTCATCAGCAATCATTTTAGCAAAACGCATATTAAGAGATTTCTCATTAATTCTATAATAACTATTATTCTTAGTCATATTAGAAAGTCTATCAATAACTCTATAAATAGGAATATTACGTTTAAGAAGAACCCAACCTTTATTTTGACCAGCATAAAGACCTGTTTTATAAGTCGGGTCAAAGTCTTCATCAAACATCCATTGAGCAAGAAAACCAAGACCTTTAAGTAAATCTTCAGGACCATTAGTAGCAGCGATAGGACTTGACCAAAGAGTAGAAGCTTCACTTACAAGACCCCAAGGAGTATACATTTGAGCTTCAGAAAGAAGTCTATCAGAAATATATAATGCAGTAGCAATAAATTCACTTTCTTTTTCGTCATCATCGTCTATCATAGCATATATAGCTATTCCCATAAGCATAGCACTAACAATACCATACAAATCTCCAAGTGCTCTTTTACAAGCATTACGTTCCCATTGAGGCATTAAAGCCCAATTAGTTCTTATATTAAGAATAGCATCTAAAGCAGCTTTAGCGGTTTCTTGTATAGAAGCAATAACTTCTGTTTCTCCAGCATCTTTACGCTTAGATACTCTATCTCCAAGACCTCTAAACTCTCTACCAAGAAGTCTAACAAGAGCAGCATAAGAACCTATTTCAACAGTATTAGTTTGTTCATTATAATAGCCTTTAGAACGAAAACGCTTCATAATTCCAGGATAAATATGTTTATGATATTGCATAACAAGTCCTCCCCACCAACTAAATTCAATACGAGCAGCACCTATTTTATCATATACACCATGTATCTTTTTATTAAGAGCAATAGTAGTATTTCTAATTCCATTAACCATATCTTGAGTAAGTTCACTACCTTCTATAATATGAATTTGTCCGTCTTTACCAAGTTCTAATTGTTCAATAGCAGATGGTTTAGATTTCCAATCTTCTTTAGCTTTAGTAATAGCTTTATCACGCTTAGTAATATAATCTTTTATTTGTTCTTTACTACAATGAGCACGTAAAAATTCTTCTACAATATTACGTTTAAAAGTATCATATTTATATTCTTCTTGTTTATCAGTTCTAATCTGACGTTTCATTTCTCCAAGATTATCCATAAGAGTAGTATCATTTCCTATAACTGAAAGAAGAGTATCATACTCAGTTTTCCAAATATATTGTTGGAATGTTCCACATCGTTTAGTACCATCAACATCATCGAATATTCTACTTTGTTTAAGAACAGCAAAAAGAACACTATTTTGCATAAAATGCTCACCTCCTGATTGAAGACCATACATAAGATTTCTTATTCTACGAGCATATTCTCCAGCAGTTTCTCCAGGAACTCTTTCACTCATAGCATCAAAGTCTACAACATTAAAATATTTTGTAAGAGCAACAGCAAAATTATCAGTTTTGTCTTTATACATATTAGAAAGCATAGAAGCAGAATTAGATAAATACATACTAACAGCTTCTCTTAGGTCTTGTTTAGTAAAATTATCTTCAGCAAAAGCTTCTCCCATAATATTAACAAAACCAGTACCAACGTTAGCAATACCTCCAGTAACATTAAATATCATATATTTTGCAGAAGTAATATTACGTGCTAAATCAGCATATTTGTTAAGAGGAGTACGTTTTTTAAATTGGTCAAATATAATACGACGAGTAAAAGCCTCAACAGAATCTAAAGCTCTATTTTGTTTAGTAGTAGTAAATCTTTCATTAGCATCAGTACTCCCTTTTCTATCAGTAACAAGTTTTCCAGTAAGAGAACTTATAGCATACGCTTCATTATTTTTTAAATCTTCTTGAAGAAGATAAAGCCAACTTTTAGCTTTATTTTTAGCATTATTTATAACTTGTTGATGTATAGCTTCAGCAAATACAGTACGATAATCAGTATCCATTAACGCATTATCTATTTCAAGATTTTTAGCTTTAATATCAGCATTTCTTTGTTTAACAGCTTCAAAATATTTTTGATATTCTTCTGGAGTTTCATTAATACCACGAGGTCTAACTTTTTCAAGGTCTTGATATCCTTTACCTCTAAGCCAATGAAGCATATCATTATCTACTTCTCTATCATTAGTATAATCTACTTTTTCATACCATTTGTCTTCAGAATCATTTCTGTATTCAAGACCTATACCACCAAGAGCTTGTTTAATAAACCATTTAGTATCAGTTTCTACTTTACGTTTACGAGGAATATATCCTTGTTCAATAAAAGAATTATTGTTATTATATTTAGCAAAGAAGTCCATAGCTTCTTGTAGAAGTTCTTGAACTTGAAGTTCTTTTTTATCAAGATGAGTAAAATTATTATATTTACCAGTATCAACGTTATAGTTAGAACTATATTGTTTATAATTAGGATTAACATAATTTTCTTTTACATTCTTTTCTTGATTTTCATAAGTAGGAACATAACTATAAGTGCCTTTAAGACTACCGTTAGGATTAACTTTCATAGTAGTCCAAACTTTAAGAGGCTCAAATTTATGTTTATAAGGATTAAATACATGATTCTTTTCAAACCATTGTTTAAATTCTCCTTTTTCAGTAGCTTCTCGCATAGCTGCATAATAATATTCAGTAGGAACAAATTCTATATTATCTTCTATAAGTTTACGAGCTTCTGTTCTATCAACATCAATATATGTATCGTCTTTTGGTACAATATATCCATAAATGTCATTATTTGGAATATAATTTCCCTTTTCATCTAATTGTATTTCACCAGATGAATCAGTCTGAACAAATATATCTATAAAAGTATCAAAATCTTTAGTACCGCGAATATTAGTCAAAGCCCAAGCATATTCTTCATTAAATGCAGCATCATTAATCATAAAATCTACATTCTTTTTAAACTTTTCACGAAGTTTCTTAGGCTTACGTTTTCCTTTAATAGCTTTAAGAGCACGATAACCTTCAGCTAATTGATTACGTTCATCTTCAGTAAGTTTACTAAATATATCTTTAGCATGAATACGACCATCTTCGCCAATACATTTTCCAAGAAGTTCATTAATTCTACCAATTATTTTAAGTCTTCGAGGATTAATTTCAGGAGCATTTTCACTTTCATCACGAAGCATACGATAGAAACTATCTTTAAGAACTGGTTGACCAGCAGGAATATCTTTTATAAGAATAGCTTCTCCGGCATTACTATCATAACTAAAATCATATTTATGTTTAGTAAGGTCTTTTAACTTAGCAATATCAGCATCACTTAATTTACGAGGGTCAATATTACCAAATTCATCATAAGCATTAGCATCATCAAGAATTTTCTTAACTTTAAGACTTTTAGTATTATCTTCATCTTTCATAGTTTTAAAAGCAGCAGTAATAGCTTTTTGAGCACTTTCATTAAGAACATAATAAGAATTGTCTTTTACCCATTCATAAGCTTCTCTATAAGCATCATTTTGCAAACGTTTATCAAGAGTTTCATCTGGATGTTTCTTTTCATAACGTTCTATAATAGCAAGATTATTTTCAAGAGCCTCTTTAAAACCATACGCTTCATTCCAATCAAAATATTCAGAATCAAGAATACGTTTATTCTCAATAAATTGCTTTAAAACTCTTGCTCTATATTGTTCAGCATCGCTTTTAAGAGTTTGACTATCTTTATAATCAGAAGTAAGTTGATTAATTTTACGATTAATTTCTTTACGTCTATCTCTTTCTTCTTTAGTAAGTGCTCCAGTAGGACGATTATCATTATAAAGTTCATGAATAAGTCTCATATATTCAATATATTCTTTTGGAGCTTCATTAAGAACTTTTCTAATCATAGCATTTTTAGAACGATAATATTGAGGAACTACAATTTGATGAACATTTTCAGCATACCATTCATCACGTTCAAGTTTTGCATTTATATATTCAATACTATCTTCGCCATAAGTATCTCTTGCTTCTCTAACAGCCTCACGAAGTCTATTACGTTCTTCTATAAATTGAGCAGTATAAGGTCTTATAAGACGTCCTTGATTATCTACAATGTTTTTCCAATCAAAAGCACCAGGCTTTCCAAGAATACCATCAAGTCTATCAAGAAAATCTTGTTTTCTTTTAGGAGCGTCTTCAATAGCAGCTTGAGTCATAATATTATTAACAATCTTAACAACAGTTTGTATTTGTTTATTGCTAATCATACTAATATCTCCAATCCAAGATTCCCACCAACCAGCATCACCAAAAGTATCATTAAGATTTACAAGTCCAAGTCTAACGTTAGGATTAGTAGAATATTCATTAGCTATATAATTATTAAACATTCTATCAAAACCTTTTTTAATAGTATTATTATTTCTAATTTTAGTAATACTATTTCTAATTCTCTTAATAGCATTAATAGTTTCTGTATCAAGACCATCAAAAGGTAAAGACATAACTTCACCAAAAGCATTACCGAATGTTATAGCTTCAAGCAAGAGTTTAACAATAGATTCTACTTCTTCAGGATGTTCCCTCAAAGCAGTATATAATTTATCATCACCAATATTATATTCTTCACCATCTAATTTATAATGATTTATAGTATTATCAAGTATATTAGAATATATTTCCATATACTGTGCAACAACAGAATAAATACTTTTTCTATTATTTACAATATCTTCAGAACGACCTTCATTAATATTTTTCATTTCAAGAGTACGTCTTGCTCTTGCAGCATTAACATCGCCATTACGTTCTGCACGTTTAAGAGCATTCATCATATCTTTAGCAGTAGAATCTACTATATCAAATTTATCAGATTCTCTAACATAAAAATCTGTAGCATCTGATGTTATAGCAGCCATATCTGGAGCAATATTATTTTCTCTTTCTTGGTCTTGTTTTTCTATTTGTTCACGAACTTCTTCATTAGTAACAGGCGTTACTTTATAATAAGTAGAATAAACAGCCCCTCCAGCAAAAGCATCATTATAAGCATCTCTTTCAGCAACAGGAATTTCTTCTATATTAAGTCTATCTTTATTTTTTATAGAATTAGCAAAATTTTTAGGTTGTTTTGCATGAGATATACTAACAGTAACAATATCGTCTCCAACAGGAATATTTTGTATAACAGCAACACCACGAGGTATTTGATTAGAAATAAATTTAGAATTAGAACGAACTAATACATAAGAAGACTTTCCATCTACGGGGGAGTTTACATAATCAGAAATATGTTTTACAAACTTACCAATCTCTCCCTTTTCTTTATCTGTACCATTAATAAGAATACGTCTAAATTCATCTTTATTTTCAAGACTTTCCTTAACAGTATCGAACTTAAATCGAGGTATAATACTTTCTTTACGATATTTAGAATAATTATCTTTTAATTCAGAACCATCTTTAGTAATTTCTTTAGCAACAACTCCTTGATTTATAGCATCATTAATAAGATTATTGTAATAACTTATATCTGGATACTTATTATTATTCGGATTAACACTAAAATCTTGAGTTTCATTACGTTCAAGAAGATTTAAAGGAATGAGATATACACCTTGTTCAGTCTTACGAATCTTATAAAGAATATTATTTCTTTTATTCTTTCCAGCCCATTTACTGACTTTAATATATTCTTGTGGACTATCTACATCTTCAACATTAATAGCAGCAAGTAAATCTTCAGCTCTTTTTTCAAAAGGAATAAATACTAAACCATCTCCTTGACCATAAATATTAAATTTAAATGCTAAATTTGCATTACCATGTTTATTTTCTGGTCTATCAAGTTTAAGGGTTTTAGCATATTCACTATGACTACGAATAAATTTATCAATAAATTGAGTAGTAGTAGCATTAGCAGGATTATCATAGAATTGAAATATTCTTCTAACCATAGGAATAATATCCATACCCATATCTTCTATGTTTTTATACATAGAATTATTAGTAATAAATTTACTAAGTCCGCCTTTTTTAAATTTAAATCCTTCAACAACAAAAGCGTACTTAATTAAATCCATAGTAGCAAGTCTAATAATAGGACTCGTATTATAAAAACTATTATTAAAAGCAAGATATACTTCTTGCATATTATCACTACTATCAGTAAATCTTATAGATTGATGAGTATAACCTTTATTTTTATATTCCCATTGATTAAACTTATTAACATTAAGATATTCAAATATACCTCTTCCATCAGTAAGATTTGTTTGTATCCAAAGAACTTTTTGAGCAGGAGTAAGTTTATTAAAAGCATTAATTTCTTCTTTAGTAGGATTATAAATATCTTTAATCTCGATATTCATTTTAGAAAACTCTTCATATCCATATATACGAGAAATCTCAGCATTCCAATAATTAATATTATTTTTAGTAGATTCTATAATACTATCGTCATTAGTATCAAACCAACCTTCTTCAGTAATAGTTAAAGGAGTATTTAAATAAGGAACAGAAGCATATACTTGAGTCATCATATATTGCTTATATTCTTTATATTGTTCATCATTAAATATAATTCCAAGTTTCTGTTGAGCAGCATTTGTAACATTAGTATAAGCTGTATTTTCAGTAGGGAATAAAATACTATTAGCTTGAATACTCGGTTCAGTAGCATATTTAAAGAATGCAGCAAGATAAGGATAAGCACTTTCTTCAACTCTAATACCATTTTCACTTCCAAAACCAGGATATAAAGCCTCAAGAAGATTCTTATTTCCTACACGAACTACTTTGCTAACCGGATTCTTATCATTAAATCCATATTCTTTAATATTATCTCTAATCATACGAGTAGCACGAACAGTTTGTTTAGCACCAAACCTATCTGGATTACTACAACGCATAATTTTTTCAAGACTTTTAGTAGTATCATATATTTTATTAAAAGTAAGAGCCATAGCAATATCAAAAGCAGCATCTCTAATAGCTTTATCTTCTTGTGATAATGTAGGATTATTAGTTATTTCGGCTTGTTTTAAGTGGTTTTTAAGGCTTGTAACGTCTAAGCTGAACACTACATCAGACAATGGCTTATTATTACTAATTTCAGCTCCAAACAGCTCATAAACAGCCTCTTGAAACTTTTTATCAGTATTCAAAAGCAGCATTACAGTATCATAGTCGGTATAGTCAGTAATAGGTTTACCACCAATAGTATAACCAGCATTAGCAGCAATTCTTTTAATAGCAGTTCTAACAGCATTACCACCACCATTAATATATATACTATTAGTTTCATTATTAACTTCATTAATAGTAGTAATTGCTGGTTGCATTAAAAATGCAATAGCAGTTCTGTAATCAATACCAGTATCAATAAGAGTTTTAAATGTACCAAAAGTAAATTCATTTTCATTATAAATAGCTCCTTCTTTAATAGCATCAAGAATATGAGCTGTAGTTTCAGAACTATATACTGTAACAAGTTTTCCTACAACATTACGATTGTTATTACTATTAGCAAGACGATAATGTTTAACTCTAAGTTTAACAGTATCTGCTTTAGACTTAGCAATTTTTCCATTTTTATCTAACGCAATAACATCTCCTTTCTTAGTAGTAGTATCATATAATCCGTATGCATTAACAATAGCATCATAATCATATTGACCATTAGAGACATCGTATTCTACAATAATTTCATGACCTTTACCGAGTTCGCTTTTAACATAGTTATTAACACTATTAAAAGTATCGCGAGTAACAGAAAATGCTTTAAGAGAAGCACCACTCATAGCATTCTCCATAAAATCAATTTGGTCAAGAAGATTATAAGTACTTCGTGTAAGTTTACCAGCACCACGAGCATCATTCATTTCTTTCATACCATCAGTAACATCATCAAAATTACTTCGAGAATAGTTTTCTTCACGACTATTAGGACTCTCCATAATTTTAATCATAGCGTCAAGAATATTATTATTTCTAACTTGACGAGGAAGTTTTTCTACTTCAGGAAGATTTTTAAATTCATTAAACGTCATAAGACCAGCTTCTTTACCAATCTTATTTATTTCTGCATAATCTTTATTTTTAACAGCTTTTTTAAGACGTTCTTTAAGTTGTTTATACTTATTAGGGTGCAATTCATCATCTTCTAAATCAGAAGGAATCTTATTATCTATATTCTCAGAAATATATCTTCTATACATTCCTAAATCACTTCCAGCAGCTTCTTTAGTCCACTTTTTAACTCCTGTAATTTGTTTAGTAGCTTTATCTCTAACAGCATATATTTCATGACTAACAGCATATACAGAATCGACATCAAAGTCAGCACCTGTTTGAGTAACCCATTCATCAGGAAGCATAATAGTACTTCCATAAACATCATCAAGAAAACCTACAACTTTAACAACGCTTACAGATTGTTTACCTTCAGTAGGAATACGATAAGCTATTTGAATATCAAGACCTTCTTTTTCAAGTTGTTCAATAGGATAATCTTTAGGAATAAGATTACTCCAACGAGGAATAAGAACTTCTGCATAAGCTTCTTGTTTCACATTACCATCAGCGTCTTTAACTTCAGGATGATATTTAAGTTCTCTAAGTTTACCATCACTGTCAAGAACTTTCATTCCATGACCAATTTGAGTAACCTGAGCAGCATGCCATCCGGGAAGTTTTTGTCTTGTAATATTAGAATTAAATATAGCTTGAGCAATACTTTCAAGTTTACTACTAACATTATTCATATAGTTAGGCATAGTAGGATTACCAAGTTCATCAGGAGTAATATAGTCTATAAAATTTTCATCAAGACCGAGACGTTGAGCTTCATGACGAGCTTTAGTATAAAAATCTGTAAAATCAAGAACTTCTTTAGAACCATCTATATTAGAAAGACTACCATCTTTATTAACTTTCCAGCCCATATTAAAAATCATTTTATTAAAATCATCTTTAATATTAGCACAATAGTTATCAAAAAATTGTTTTATATAAGGAGCAACAGTTTCATCAGCATTATCAATAATCTTTTTCATAATCTGAATACCAGCTTTATTATGTTCGTCTTTCATATGTTCAGGAACATCTTGCTGTTTATACAGAAAACGATAATAGTAATCTTCAATAGCAGCTTCTCCATTAGCAATCATTTCTGCTTCAAAATTAGTATTAATATTTCCTTCATTATCCCAAAATGTAAGAATATTCTTTTTAGCAGCTTTAGAAGTTTCAGCAGTATTAACCTGTCCAATATCATGTTTCATCATAATATCATAAAGTTGTTTAAGCTGAGTACCTTCAAGAAGTTCAGGAATAAGAACAAATTCAGCATTTTTAATTTGACGAGCATAATGAGTTCGAGTAGTAGTATCAAAATGTTTATCAAAGTAAAAGTTCTTTTGAACTTGAATACGAGCATTAATAGAAGCTAAATCAATATCTTTAACAGTTTTTTCTCCTTTACGAATAGCATAAATCTGAGAAAGAATGTCTTGATATTGGTCTAATGTTCCATCAGCATAACGTCTTCTAATAAATTCTTCAATAGTAATATAAGATTGAGCATCATTAGTTTTAGTATTATCAGCATAACCTGCATAAACTTGTTGAGCAATTTTAGTAGCTTGCTCTTCACTCATCTTTTCTTTTAGAATATTGAATACTTCTTCTCTAATACGATTAGCATATTTACTTGGACGAACAGTATTATAAATAGTAACAGCTCTAAAACCATTACGAGCATTTGCAGAAGTAACATATTTACCAGTCTTTCCCTCTACGGGGGAGTAAGCATCAGCAAATTCAGCAATATTAACTCCTGCAACATTTATTTGCTGAACATTACCATTTCTATCTATAATATCTTTTATAGGCTGACTAAGACTATCATTAATATCAAAACCAGCATAAGATTTACCACCAGCCTGAACTTCTTTAGCACGTTTAAGGAAATCTTGAGCATTCTTATAAAACTTAACATCTCCTTCAAATAAATCATCAAATGACATTTCAGCATTAGCAGTATTCAGCATACAATCGAATACTTCTTCTGCACTATATCTTTCATTAAGAAGTTTTCCGTATTGAGAAGTTCTACGAACAACTTCTTTATTAAAACCTTTAATCCATTGCTCGGTAATAGCATCAAGAACTTGATTAATTTCAGTAGATAAATTAAGAACAAGTCTTCCATTTTCTTCACGTACAAGACCATGATTCATATTAATACTTCCAGACTTTTCAGTCAGATGTATTAGACCTCCGTCTACTCCCCCGTAGAGGGAAAGTTGTTGTTCCATCAGTTCTTGTACATTAATTCCATCAGTTTGAAACAGTTTTCTAAAACTAAAGAAATTACCACTAAGTTTTCCAGCATTAGGATTACGTTTTTTACCTTTTTTATCAAGATATTCTCCTTCAACTAAATACTGTTCATTACCATTTTTATCATATGTAATATTATAATGTGCTCTATCAATTAATCCAGTAGTATCTTTTCTTAATTTCCAATTACCTTTAGTATCCTTAGTAAACACATTATTTAATTGGTCAATATAAGTATTAAGTTCATTAAGAAGATTTTGTCTTATACCAGTAAATATAGCAACATTTCTATTAACAGCAGTTTCTATTTTTCCATTAGCAATACCTTCTTGACGAACAACATCTGCAATATCTGCATAGAAACTATCGCTCATATCTTCTTCATTAATACCAGTAATATCTTCTACACTAATATCATATAATATATTATTTGTTTCTCCTTGAACTTTTTGTCCTTTAATCCAAATAATATCTATGTCGTCTCCGCTTTTATAAACTACAGGCACAGTAACAGAACCGTCTTCATTCTGAATACTATACATATTATTATAATTTATATTATCAATATTGCCATTAAATATATCATATATATCAGTAGCACTCCATATTTGTTTCTTAGTAATCTTAGAATTACCTAAAACATAATCTTCATACAAACTTTGATATTTACTTACTTCGCCATTTTTAAATCCAAATAAAGAAATACTATATCTTACTTCATTAGCATAATTAGCAACAGAAGAAGCAATAGGAGTTAATATTCCTTGTGTACTAAGTTTTGGAGCTTGAACAATATAATTCTTAGGAGCATCAGATGGAGTACGCATAAAATATCCAGCATATCCATTTTTAAGTTCAGTAGATGAAGTACCTATATGTTCTCCAACATTTATAGGATTAAAATAAGCATAAAGATTAGTAAGAAAATAATCTCCTTTAGACATACGATTATACATAACAGCATTTGATGTATCATTGTCTTTAATACCATTAAAAAGACTAACTTGTATAATCTTACGAGCATTAGGATTTACTTTTACATTTCCTGCATTATCTCTTATAAAAAGACCTTCTGCAAGATATTTACCTTTAGAATCTTTAACTCCCCAAAATAAAGGAGTGTATCTATATTGTTCTCCTTTAGTTACTTCCTCAAGAAGTCTATTAAGACCAGCATTAGAATCTTTCTTATTACCATAAGCTATTTGTTTTAGAGTATTAGTAATCCAGCTATTATTAATAACATCTGAAGAAAGATTACCTTCTGCATTAATACTATTAAGTTCATTTTTAACAGCCGTATAATTAACTAATTTCTTAGCAATATTAATAATAGGATTGTTTAATCTACTATAATCAATATTAGACATATCTCTAACAGGAGCTGGTTCTGTGAAAGGCAATCCTGCATCAATAGCGTTATTCTTATTAGTAATCCATTTTTTATATGCTTCTCTACCATTAGCATCGGCAGTATTATATTCTTCTACTGTATATTCAACACTTCTAAGGAAAGAAATCATATTATTAGTAATTGCATCAATGTTGTCTTTAATGTGATTTTTATCACCATATAAATAACCTTTTAATGCAACTATATTAAGTTTAGGATAATATTTCTTTAGAATATCATAAATAGTATTTTCTATTTCAGTTTTAAGTTTATTAATAGCTTCTATATCTTTTTCTTTAGTATAATTTTTACCAAAGAAAGAATTATCTCTTCTTGCAATACGAGATTTTAATTCATTGAGCTTATCAACATCTTCAGAAGTAAATACGTCAGTCATAGTAGACCTTGTTGCATTAAGCATATTATATACCATATAACTTAAAGCATCAGCAGATTTATTAGATTGAGTAAAATCAATACCTTGCTCCGTAAGAATATTCATAGTTTTGATAATCTTAGGATTAGCAAGTTGAGTAAATAGATAATTAGCAAATACAGGGTCTTCAACAGCTCTATCTGCAATAGCAATAAATCCATACAATTCTGGAACTTGCTGACTCATATTTACAACACTATCAATAAAATCATTTACAGAATTATAATTTCCATAATTAATTAATTGAGAAATAACAAAGTTTGCTCCCATAGTAGTGGGAACACCAACTTCATTATTAGTATCATAAGAATACTTTTTATTACCAAGTTCAGAAGGAGCAGAAAGTCTATAAAGACTATTAAAATATAATTTTAAATCAGCAGCAACACCTTTATCAAAACTTGACCAAAGTTTATCTTCCCAAGCTTTAGACATTTCATCAACACTATCTGCTTCAGGATTTATAGTATCATTTTCATCTTGAAAGTTTTCATCAATAAGTTTATCACTTTCGAGAGTATTCTTAAATTCATTAACAATAGAAACAAGTTTAGAACTATCAAAAGCTGTATTAAACCAAGCATTAGGATTACCTTTAGCTTGTTCAATCATATTATTATAATTCTTTTGAACAACATTTCCTTGTTCAGCAACAAGAACATGTGCAATATTATAACGATTTCTTTTTGCTTCAAGAAGTTTAGAAGTAGTTTCTTTTATAGCATCAGCATTTTTCTTACTATCTTTTTTAAGAGCTTTAAGTTCTTTAGTAAGTTTAGAAACTTCATTTTGAGCTTCTTTAAAAGCATCAAGTCTTTCATCAAACAGACTATTCATTTTACCTCTAAGAGTTTGATAAAGAGGTATAACACAAGTATTAATATAATCTGTTTCCATAGTAGCAAGAGCCTGATTTATAACTTTACGTCTATCAAGTTTAGCTTTTTTATCTTTACTTTCTTGATACATATTGTTATAAATTCTATTAATAACAGTAGCAGTATAATCAATAGCAACATTTTTAGCATTAACACTACTAAAACCTTGCATAGCTTCTGCTTGTACTTTTGCAGCACTTTCTAAAACATCTTTATGTTTTTCTCTAAAATACCTACGAAGAAGTTTTCTTACGGTATTCTGAGGATTATCAGCAAGACTTTTTGTAGCATCAAATTTATCATCCTTTTTACAATACTCAAGAAATTCTTGACTATTAACATAACCTGCGAGAACTTTAGCTTTTAATTTATTAGCACCAGCTACAGTTTCAACAGATTTAGCAAGTTTACCATCAACATCATTAACAATGTTAAAACCAAACTCAAAACATTCCATAACTTTATTATGATTATGATTAAAAACAATAAAGCCGCCAAATAACATAGCTATTATTAGCTCTGTATTTGACGGCTTAGTATAGGCTGACCTATTTATCTACAAGCGTATTTAAGTTCGCCATTGTCAAGCATTTTAGCTATTAACGGCTTATCTTGTTCCGCAAACATATTCAAATAGTCTGCCATATTAGTAATTCGGGTAACGCCGAAAGTTTCAGCAGTAGCACCACCGTCATTAGCTACATGGTCAAGAATATATTCTTCAGCAGAAGTTGTAATTGCATCAAGTTCTATTTCATCGTCGAGAGAAATATCATCAGAATCGTCTTGAATATCTTCTGCATCATTAGCATCATCATCTATTACACCAAGTTCTTCATCAAATTCATCTTGTGTAACTTCTTGATTATTTTCAGTATTTTTAGTAGTATCAACTCCAGCATCATTATCAGTAATAGTTTGTTCATTAACTTCTGTTTTAGTATTTGTAACAGCATTATCAATGTTTCCGAGTATAAGATACTGTTGTGCAAATATAGTATTATTTTTTATATTAGTACGACCTTTGCCAAATAATTTTAGCAGCAAGTCTATTATTTTTTGCCATATAGATTTATTAGCTTCTTCAATACCTTCAACAGACACTTCTTGTCCACGATAATCAGTACTATTAAGAAAATTCATTAGAAGAGGTTGAGTAAGAGTTTCAACAAGCCATTCTTCTGCGAATATTCTTGCACGTTCTTCTTCAGTCATAGCTGCATATTGAGCATTTTTCTCAGCATTAAACTGAGTAAAATAATCAGTAGGATTAAATTTATTTTCTTCAATCCATTGTCTAACTCTTACAGCATTTTGATATTCAGCACTATCTTCACTGGCAGTTTTGATTATATTTTCAACAGCTTCAACAGTAGCATTATAAGTATCAAATAAATCTTCTACAAGACCTTCTCTTGCAAAAGGATTTTGCTTATTAATTTTATCATGAAGATTTTCATGAATAAGAAGTCTTTTAAGACTAAAAGGAGAACTATTAGCATAATTAGCACCAGCATTTCCAAAGAAAATCTTACCGTTTCTAAATACAGCATATTCACGAGTAAGTTTATTATCATAACCATATTCAGTAGGTACAAGAGATATTTTATACTCGTTATTTCCAGTAAGAAAATCTACTTCATTTTGAGGAACAGTAGCTTTTTCAAGAAGCTCTTTTGAAGAATTAAGTTTGTCAGTAGAAGCAGTTCTAATAGTATCAGCAACAGATTGATATTCTCCCTTTACGGGGGAAGATTTAGAAGCAGGTGCTTCAAGTACAGAAATATCTATATAAAGAGAATTAACTTTATCAGAATTATCAAAATACCCACCTTGTTTATTTCTACCTTGATTAGTATTAAAAGCGTTTTCTTGAAGAACAAAATCTCCAAAGCTATCATAAGTAGTTTTAGTACCTCCTAATTCAATAACGAATTTTCCATTCTCTTTATACATATAAGGATTATCAGTAGTATTATCTTTACCTACATTATCAAGAGTATAGAATGTTCTATTATAGACTACATTATCTGCAATTTCATTAACTATTCTATCAATAAACTTTTTATCTACTGAAATAGAACTACGAGATTTCTCTCTTTCTCCATTAGGAGCATAGCTAATACCTGTTCCTTTTTCAGTAGTACCTTTTTTAAATTTATTAATAACAAGAACATATTGTTTGAGTTGTCCACCAATACTTAATGCAAGACTATTACCATTATGAACAACACTATAACCTTGAAATATAGTAGGATTATTAATGCCAGGACCATTAAATAGAGCAGATAGTTTTTTATCTACTTCTTCATAAGAATATCTACCTTCTTGGAAACCAGTAAGAATGTCAGTAAGTTCATCTTTTAGTTGTGTCTTTATTTTATCTTCAAGTTTATTAGTACTTGTAAACATAGCAAGAATAGGAGTATTTTCTCTACCACCAATTAGCATACCCATACTACCAACAGCAAAAGGAGCAGCACTTGTAACAGCTTTACCGGTTTTTTCATTTATAAGCATTGTATTACCATCAGTACTTACAACACCTACAATAGGATTTCTATCAAACATTAATCCTATATCAGAAATACCATGTTCTTCATCGTCTATTATTGTTTTAATATCAGTAGCATTAACTCCATAAGTATTAGCAATACCAGCAAACTTAGTAATAATCTTTTTATTTTCATTTAAAGACGTTTGTATTCTATGAGTATTCTTATAGTTAGTAAAAGCATTTTCAATCCATTGATTATAACTATTAGAATATTCAATATTAGATTGAGCATAAGGGTCATAAAATACTACACCTTCAAGAGCATTAATAATAAATTGTGCTTTTTGTTTATCAGTAACATATTTATCAACAACTTTTCTTGTTCTATCATCCCATTTTTTAGGAAGAACAATAACACCTTTTTCAATAGCACTTTTAATAGCAGGATGATTCATGAATTTATCTATTTCAGAATTATCTATTGCTCTATTTGCGCTATTTATATTATGTCTATGTTGTTTATTTATAATACTCCAAAGGTCTCCATCTTCATCAAAAATAGCATCAAACAATTCGTCTGTATTAGAAGTATAAGTATCATCAGAATTTTTAGTTATATCATAAGCTATACCTCCAGCATATTTACTTATATAAACTTTGTATCCTGTATTAGAACTATTAGGAGTAACAGTAGAAATAAATCCTATTTCTTTACCATTAACTTTAAAACTTATAGAATTAATGTTGCCATTTCTATCTGGATTATATTCTATTTCAACATCCTCTCCTCCATTAAGACCAGCTATAAGTTTATCGTAATTTTCATCACGTTTACTAACAGCAGAAATGTGCATATAATTATCAAGTTGAACTTCTTGTAATCTTGCATTAGTAACACTATTAAAAAACTCAACTGGATTTTTAAGTATAGAATTAAGACTTCTTCTATGAGTAAATTCATATTTAGTATTAAGAGGATTATTAATATAATCTTTCATATTCCAAAGAATATGCATAGCAGTATCAATATCAATACCTATATCTTGATTATATATAATATCATTAAATAGTCTTTCAAGATTAATAATAGTTTTTTGACCTTTAGGAGTAGCAATTTGTTTATATTCTTTATATACTTCAAGAAGTTGGTCTATTACAGTATCTAATTCAGCATCAGAAAGAGATTTAGTAACAGCAGCCATATCTTTAGTCATATCTTGTTTAGTAGCAATACTATCAGCAAGTTGTCTAAATTTATGAGCATTAGTATCTTTACGACTTTCAAGACGTCTGCTAATAGTATTTAAAGCAAGACGAACTCCACGTTTAGCAGCAGCAGGGGCAAATCCTACACTAACACCTTGTTGTTCAAGCTCTTCAGCTACAGTATTAATAAGTCTTTGAACTTCTGGACTATTAATATCTTTTCCTAAAGCATCATCAAATAAATTTCGAGAAGTTTTAAATATATTGAAAGCAATACTACTTGCTCTACCAACAGCTTCTTCATCTATATTGATTTCAAAAGCTTCCGCAACTTTAGCAGCATCTGCCATAGCAGCTTTATCAAAACCTTCTACATCTTCCGGAGTAATAGTAGCTTTAGCTGCAAGTTCTTCAGAAGTTTGATTAACCTGTTGAGTAGATTGAGTTTCCTTCCCCGTAGATGGAGAAGTTTGTGTATCGTTAGTTGCTTGATTACTATTAGCTTCGGCAGCATCATTTACTGCATTAATTTCTTCTCTAACAGTATTAGCTTTTTGTTCACTACCTTTAGTACCATCAACAACTACTTCTTTTTCTGCATTTTCTTGTTTCTTTCTTTTAGCTTGTTCTTCTCTTACAGTAGCCATTATACTTTTAGTATAACCATCAGTACTATAATATCCTATTTTAAGTATATCAAGAGCATCTTTAAGTTCAGCTACATTGCCACTCATTACATCTTCAACAGCTTTCTTTAAATCTTCTTGATTTCTAATATAATCTTCTACTTTTTTAGCAGCATCGTCTAATCTCTTTTTAGTAAGTTTATCTACTTGTTGAGATACATCATCAACTCTTTCAACATAATCTTGTTGAGTTTTAGGAAGAATAAATTCTTGATAAGATAAAGCGTCTTCAACTCCTATTTGCTTATCTATAAGTTCAGTAACAGCTTTTGGAACATTACCTTGTTCTTCTCCAGCAATAAGACTTTCTATTACATCCATAGTCTTATTTATTTCTGAACTTATATTATCAGTATTAAGATTAGTATTTTTATATAAAGAAGTTATTTGTTCAGCAATATCTCCCTCAAAAGGATTATTATCATTAAGGAATTTAATTAAGCTTTTTCTACGAGAAGCATAATCTTTTTCGTATTGTCTTTTAGCTTGTTCAGTAATATTATGATTACGATAATCTTCATACATAGCTTGCTCCATTTTATCAATTTTAGCAAGCTCTTTTTTAGCATATTTAGTAATAGCTTTTCTTCTGTAATTATCTAATAATACAGAATCAGCAGTATTAATTTCATCAATCTTATCTTGAAGTAAATCTCTTCTTTCAGAAAGTTCATTAATAGCTAATTGCTCACGAGTTATTTCGCGAGCAGCAATTTTAGCAATAGAATCATTATCTACTTCTGTATTTCTTAATACATTATATAAATTAGTTTCATAATTATTAGCTACTTCATCTGCACGTTCAAGTAATTGTTGTCCAAAAGATTTATCTCCAGCTGTAAGTTCAAGTCCAGCATCTTTAAAATATTTATCAAATTCTGCACTTGAAACATATTCTTTAAATAAATCATAATTACCTGCATCAATAGCGTTCATAGCCATAGAAGAAACATAATCATTCACAAGTTTAGCCTTTTTTATTTCAGCTTCTTCAGGAGTAATAGATTTATTAATATCAACACCATCTTCTTTTAGACGTTCTCCAGTAATAGGGTCTTCTTTATATTCATCGGGACTTTTTAAATCATTAAGAAGTTGCATATCTTCTACAAACTTCTTATTAGAAGCAGCACGACCAGCTATTTCAGCTGCTCTAACTTTCTCTTCAGCAGTCATATTAAGAGCAAAATCTTCATCACTAAGTTTTCCACGTTTATGCTTATATTTAGCTTCGGCTTTACGATATAGATTTCCCAAACCTTTACCAGCAGCTTGAAAACCTACTCCACCAAGAACACCCCAAAAAGCTTGTTCCCATATTTCTGCATCAGTAAGATAACTACCAATAGTACGAGGAGTAAATTCAGGGTCAAGAATCATTTCAGCAACTTCTTTACCTTTTTCTGTTTGAATACCTTGATAGCCTTCTTCAAAACCTTCAGACCATTCAATACCTGCAACAGTAGTCATAGGATGTTTAAATCCTTCTTTAATTCTATCAAGTCTATTATTAAGCCATGAATTTTTAGAAGCAACTTTTGTAGCATCATCTACAGTTTCTCCAACAAGACTTTTAATAGCTTTCTTATTTTCAGTACGAAGTTTTGTAGTAGCAGTTTTATTTTTCATTCCTTTCCAAAGACTTCCAATAGCTTTAAATTGAGCAATATCCATAAGAAGCATAGCATAATCATTTCTAAAAGTTTCATCAGCACTTGCTCCTGCAATATAATTAGCCATTTCTTCATCAGTTTTACCTGCAAGCTGAGGATTACGTTCAATCATTTTTTGTCTTTCTTCAGGAGACATTTGTTGAATACGACTTAAAGTATTATCTTTAACTTCAGTATATACTCCTCTTGCTTCAAGATAATTTTCCATAGTACGAGAAAGAAAAGCATTCGCTCCTATTTCAGTACCAACTCCTATTGACTTTGCTAAACGAGCAGTAGAACGAGTAGTGCCTGTAACTGCTTTTGTAGCACGAGCTGCAAGTCTTGCTGCTTTACTACCCATATTTGCTATTTTACCAATAGCTCCAAGTCCTTTAACAATACCTGTACTTGGTATAAGCATAGAAGCAGAGCTTGCAATACTAACAGCATTACCAGCCCACCATCCAAAATCACCTAAAGCCCAAGTAGCATTAGGGTCTTTTTGATATATTTCAAATCTTTGATGAACATCATCTTGAAGACCTTCAAGCCAAGTACTAAATGGATTAGTATAATCATTTTCTCCCTTATCAGAACCTATATTTACTGCTGCATCAACAAGATTACTAAGACCAAGGAAAGTACCAAGAACTACTTCATTACCTACAGCTTGAACTACAGCATTACCTGCTTGTTCCATAGCACTTTGATTATTAGCTCTTTCTCTTTGAAGTTCTTCTTCAGTATTAACAGGATTTATATGAACATTATATTCATCCCATTTTTCATCACCAGTATTTAAATGAGTTAAATCATAACTATTAGCAGCAAGATGTTGCCCTATTCTACTACCATAATCCAAAGCATCTCCATAAGTATCACTTTTAATAAACTTAGGAGACCCAGCAGGATTGCTCTTGCTGGGTTTCTTATAATTAGGATTAGGAACCGTAGTACCATTCTTTAAAAAATCATTTATATCCATAGTAATATATTATTTATTAATATCCTCAATAAATCTATCAAGAACAGCTCCTGCATCAACACCATATATTTCAGAAATATATTTAGCAGATTGAACCATAGTAGAACGTAATCTTTCATTTATAGTGTTTTCTCCAGAAGAAAGAAAAGCATTTTTACAAGCATTATAATTATTAATAGCTACAGCTAATTTAGTTGCATCTTCTTGAGTCATATTATTACTAAGTCCACCAAATGTAGCATTAAACATATTATTTCCAAGACCAGTAATAGATATATTACCAAGACGAGGATTTGTATTACTGTCTGCCAATATACGAGTAGATTTAGTAGCACCAGCTGTAGAAATAACATTAAATGCTTGTATATACGGGTCTTGCATCATATATTTAGAAGCAGTTTCATTAATCATTCCAGGAATATAAAAACGCATTTGTTTTCCATCACCAACAACTTCTCCTTTACTATCAGTTTTAGGAATAATAGTAATATTATATCCAGCAATAGGAGCACCAGTTAATGGGTCATAACTTCCAGGAACAATAGTAGGACTAAACACAGCACGTTTATCTTTAACAGCTTGTAGTATTTCTGAACCATAATTAAATCTTTCTTCGCTATTATCTACTTTTTTACGAGTACCGGTCTCATCAGCAAAATACATTTCGTTTTGACTAAAATCAAGACCTCTTACAATATCTTCAAAAGATTCATCAAAATATTGTTTATAAGTAGTATATTGTTCTTTAGTAATAAGTCCTTTTTCATATTGACTAAGTAATGTTCCGTCAGTAAAATGCTTACCGTCAAGATTAAGACTACTAACAGTCATAGTAGTAGGAGCTACTTTATATTTATTAGATAGTTTGGAAGATTGTTCAACACCGTCATCATATATACTTCCTATATTTCTAATAGAAAATCTATCCATATCACTACTTAGTTCTCTTTCAGAAGTACCATAAGGATTAGATTCATTAGCATATCTAATTTGGTTTTCTCCAGTATGAATACTTATACCGTTTGCATCAAGAACATCTACACTGAATCTACCTCTGCCTTGAGTAATAGTTTGATAAATAGTAGGCATAAACCCTTTATTAGCACGACTTTCAGCTTTAGAAATAATAGAAGAAACCATAGGTAAAGAATACATGGCAGATTTAGGTATAATAACTTTATTACCTTGTATTTCAATGCCTAATTTAGAATAACCTTGATATTCACCAGCATTAATTATATTTTGAAAATTAGTAAGAGTTTTATCGCTTAATGTAATAGCAACAGAAGCTCCATTTTGTCCATATAAATTATTAATAGAATTAATAAGTTTATCATCATATTCAGACCCTCCATTAGCACTTGATATTAGTTGTCCACCAGACTTAATACGAGCAGCAAATAAGAAATTAGCTTTATCAGTATTATTCATATTCTTTGTATAAGCTTCAAGATTAGCATTAGCTTCATTATAAGCTTTTACATATGCTCGTAATTGTTGTCTATCAGCAACAGGAACATTATGTTTATTTAATAATTGTTCTATATTACCAATATGTTCTCCGGGTTTTATATATAAATTAGTACCAGTAAGAGTTTTATATAAAGTAGAAATAGCATTTTCAGAAATATTTCTTGTAGATAAATAATCAGCAGCAGTATCTACTTTAACTTCTACAGGAGTATTACGACCACTCATAGACGCTTGACTCATACGTAATTGTTCTGTTTGAGCAGCAGCTGCAGCTTTAGCTTGAGCAGCTTTATAAGTAGCAAGACCATTACCATATGTAGTTTTATTAGTAGAATTATAATAAGATGCTGCTTGAACAGCAGGGTCTATTCTTTTACGAAGATATTCTTCTTCAGAAAGATATACTCCATTATTATCAGTAACGTCGCTTGCAAAAGGTTTATTGTTATTAACTTGTACAGCTTTATTATGACGCCACCTTGCAACATCATAATCTTGTTTAATACTTTCAGCAGCACCAGGAGTAGTAGCAATCATAGAATTAATTCCTTGCCAAATCTTTTCACGACTAAGACGTTCCCAACTATTAGTAGAAGTATTATATACTTCTCCATCAAAAGCTTTAGTTGGGTCAGTAGTAACTTTACCATTTTCATCAATCCATCGTGTAACAGAACCACTTCCAGATTCTTTAGCAGCAATATTTATGCCTTGAATCACTATCTGATTTAAAGGAACAACAGCAGTAGGAGATTTAGTAGGAGTCCATTTAGTACCTCCTACAATATTTCCATCTTTATCAAATATATCTTTATAATGATAAGGATTGTTTTCAAGATAATAATCCTTATAGTCTTGAGGAAGAGTTTTATCATTCTCAATTCTTTCTCTAAAAGCTTTATAATCTTTTTGGGCTTGAAGACGACCAATCATTCCTTGGTCAGAAGCTAAATCTCCGGCTTGCATAATAATATCATCAAGAGCAGCATAAGAATTACCATAAATAGTATTATCAGCTACAGTTTGTCTAATCTCATTAATTTTCTGCTGACGATATTCACTTTCAGCTTCGTTAAGGTCAAGATTAGCCATAGTAACTTCAAGGTCAGACGCAGCCTTTACTGCCTCTTTATGACCTTGTTCAAGAGTACTAAATGTTTGTCCTAAAGTATTAAGGTCAATACTTGGAGTGTACTCACGAGTAGTATATTCAAAAGTCTTCATATAATATTAATCTTCATTATCGTTATCTTTCTTCTTTTTCTTAGCAAATGCTTTCTCCCAACGGTCAATATCTGCATCAGTAATTCCTTTAATACCTAAATCTCTAAGTATTCTCGGATTGACATTAGGATTAGCAGCAGCCATAGCAAGACGAGTTTGTCTTTCAGATTTTCTCTTTTCTCTACGACCAATAACATCTTGAACACCGGCATTTAAAATATTAATAAGAGAAACATCGTTTTCAGCTTTCTTTTCACGAACAGCGTTTTCAAAAGCAGCTTTCTTCTCACTCCAAGTATTATAATCTCTAATATTAGCATCAGTAACAGTTTGTTGATTAAGTCTATCTTTATTAATCAATTCTGTTTCAATATTTTCTTTATTGCCAAACAGTTCATTAGTTTGCAACATATTAGCAAGACGAGCACGTTGTTTTCTTGCAAGAGCAACACGAGAACTTGCTGTATTAGTATCAACATCTCTTTCATAAGCTGCAAGACTTTCACGCATCTTATCAAGTTGAGGATTAATATTAATGCGAGTTTTAAGTTTAGTAGCTTGTCTTGCAATAGGCTGAGAATTATATTTAAGTTTATTAAGCATACTTCTATTCATGCTATGAGAAATTAATCCTCCAACAACATTAGAAGTAAGACCAATAGCATCAGTAATAGTTTCAGGATTATCCTCAAGATATTTTCCTACATTTCCAAGAAAACTTTTTTTCTTATTTTCTTTCTTTTTATCAGTATCATTAGTAGTACTTGTTGAAGTAGTAGAATCAGTAGCATTAGGATTATAACCTTTACCTCTTTGTTCAACTTCAACTTTTTCTTGTCTTAATTGTTCATTAACAGCAGGACTTAGAGAATAATTATATTCATAATTATCTTCTTCAACTAAATCAGGATTAATACCTTTCGGACCTCCAGTAACTTTCTTAGCACGAACTGCCGCACTTCGTGCAGCAGACTCCCCCGTAGAGGGAAACATTCTCAACTTAGTTTTACCACCGACTGTAACTGAATAAAGTCCACCAGCTTTAGACTTTTTACGAAGTTCAGGATATTTACTATAAACTTTAGCTTTAACATCACTACGTCCATGCAATCCTGCAAGTCTAAGTGCATCAACAGCATCATCTTTAGTAGGAATAGGATAACTTCTTCCGCTACCAGCAAAGTCTCCTGTCTTAACTTTAGGATAAGGTTTAGACTTTGACCCATAATCTTGTTTTCTATTTAATCCACCCATTTTTTTTCTTCTATTAGGTATTATAGTGTCAGTACCAAGAATATAACCTTCTCCAGTACCATTTAAATAATCAGCAGTTCTCTTAGCTTGTCGAGCAGTATATTTATTATGTTTAAATAACCAAGTACCTTTACCTTTAACCCAAGTTCCACCAGGAGTTTCATTATTAGAATATTGACTTTCATTACTAAAAGTAGGATGAGTAGGTTGTTTATATTTATCAGTAAAATGAGCATTAGGATTAGAACCTAAAATACCGTTTCTATCTTCATTTTTCCAATAGCCTCTATAATCATAATCTTGACCATCAGCATCTGGATTAGGATTAAGATTTTTATATTTAGCTACTTTAGAATACCAAGATTGAAATTGTTTTTCTTCATTATTATTAAGAGCAGTAGTATATTTTCTTCTATTAGGTGTTTTACCGCCATTTTGTTTCTTTTTAGTACCATCATCATTAAGACCTTTTTTATCTTTATAAGATTCTTGTTGATTAAACACTTTAGTAGGATTCTCGCCACCCATAACTTTTTGAGCAGGAGATTTACCATTAAGAAATGGAACAGAACTAAATACTTTAATTTCTTTATCAGCAACATGCATAACTTCGCCATCTTCTACTTCAAGACCTGTACGAGGATTTTCTCCAATATCAATGCCTCCAGAAGAATGTTTACGACCTTGCATATAATAGTAGTTAGTCTTACCTTTAAGTGGAATAGCTTTACCACCTCTAACTACATTTGGAACTTTTCTTTTAGTCATAGTAAATAATGAAAAATTAGTTATTTTGACTTATTCTCGGCTTATATAATCGACTTTATATAAAGTATGATGTAATTATAAGCAATCATATATCAGTATAAACTAAAGCTAATAACAGCTTATTTATCGCAATATAATTCAGTAAATAGATAGTTCTTAGCAGCTATGTATGCTGTATGAGCATCTTCTTTAGTATCATAGTTGCCTAAATGTATAATCCTTTTATGATAACAAATATTAGCAACATATTTATTAATATCTTTTCTATAATAATATCCTTTTATTTCTTTATCGCTATTGGCATAATTAATACTTCTTGTAACAACACGAAGATTACATTTTCTATTATCTAACTTATTTCTGTTGATATGGTCTACAACCATATCTTTTGGAATATTAATATTTTGACGTTCAATAATAATTCTATGCAAATATTTGCCTTTGCACATAATATAACCTTTATGAAGATACAAATTATTATTAATACAAAAATCTACATCGTCTATGTCTATATTTATAGTTATATTATATTCTTTAGAAATAAGATTTAAATAAGCAATATCTTTATCAATAATAAGTCGTTTATTAACAGTTTTAATAACTTTTCTATTACGTTCTTGTTTTTGTTTCTTTATTATATTAAGAGGAAAACTCATAACAATATGATTAAATTATTTACGTTTCTTTTTGCATCCCATACGAGCTTGTTGCAATCTATCATTATATACATTAGTACCAGTAGCAGTAGCTTGAGCAGCATTATTAGTATTAGCTGCATTTATAGGATTACCGTCTTTATCAGTCTGATAACTATTCTTTTCAATACCTACTTTAGGAGCATCATAAGCGAAACCATCAGCTTTCTTAACTTGCTTTTGAGGGTCAGTAGATTGAGTAGCAGCACCAATCATATTACTTATACCTCCAATAGCAGAACCAATACCAAATAATGCTTTTTTACGACCTCCACAAGCATAATGCTTACGAGTACCATATTTAGCAGCAGTAGTACGTTGTTGCTTACGTTGTTCAGCATTACGAGCAACTTCTTGAGCACTATTGATATAACTTGTAGTAGCAGCTGTAGATTGAAGACTACCTGTATAGTTAGGTCTACTTCCAGAATTACCACTAATACCAGATGCTACACCATTAATAGCACCTACAATAGTATTACCGAGATTATCACCTTTGAATTCTTGTCCAATGTTTTTAAAATCACTAACAATTTCGCTTCCAAGATTTGCTTTCTTTCTACCACCACAAGCAAACTTTTTAGCCATAGCTATACGGTCATTACCTTTCTTTTTCATACTAACTTTACCACCATTTTTAAGAGTAATTTTACTTCTATATTCGTCAACATAATCTTGATTAGCATATTGAGCACTCATTGCTTGAGCTTGTTGAACACCTTCACTTCGAGTTTGTTCTTCTTGAGCTTGACGATAAGCTTTTTCTTGAGCTTTCTTCTGCTTACGCTTACTAATTATGCCACCAACTAAGTTTCCAACAGCACCAATAGCTGCACCAATAAATGCCTTTTGACGACCATTCTCATTAATAACTTTACGCTTCATAATTGTAAATTATTTATTGATTTTATATTTAAGTTCTTCAAATTCAACCTTAAGGTTATCAGTATTAGAGAATGTAAATTCAACAACAAAGTAATTACCAAAAATTCTACTCATAACAAAAGCATCACCATAATTCTTTCTATCAGCAATATTATTACGAAGATAACTATAATTCCAATTACCAAGTTCCCAATAAGGCTTAGTATAATCACAGAATACATTTTTAGCTTCTTCTTTATCAATAAGAATATCAAGTTCTCCAGTATTAACTTCGTTATTATAAATTTTAAGCAAGTCAGCACTATATGGAGTAACCATTCCCTCTACGGGGGAGTTAGTATAATCAGTTTTTGTAGGATTAGCAAATTTATTCAGCTTATAAGTAATATGTTCAAGGAACTTAATATCATCATATTGTTCATTAACAACAATTCCTATCCGAGATGGATAGGTAGCAACACTTCTCATTTTAGCTTTAACATTATCAAAACTTCCATAAGAACTTCCGTCTTGAATAAATTGATGAAGAGAACAATTAGTATGAGTTTCACTATCACATTTTAGATATAATTGAGATTTAGTATTAAACGCTTCATCAAAATAATAATCATGTAAACTTACAAAATGATTAGCATTATAATTATAACTTAAAATAGCATCTTTTTCTACATTATCAACTTGATAATTCATTTTAATAAGAATACGATTATTAAATTTGTCATTAGCAAATCGTACATTATAAGGCTTATATTTATCAAGCCATTGAATAATATCATCATCAATAGTATTTAATTGTCCATTATCAAAATTATAAAAACGATGAAAATCATTATTATAAAAAGTATAACCAAATTGGTCTACAATATAAGATTTGTCGTCTTGTAAACCGCCATATCCAAGAGCAGAAGTAAATACTTCTTTATATGAAACTTCAAAAGCATCCGGCTGACTAAGTTGAATAGACTTATCTTTTGTTTCAAGAGTATTATCAGTATCAAACATAAATAGACTATGTTCTGTATGAACAAGTAACATAGTACCAATACCAATTAAATTAGTAATAATTCCTTTATTTTCAGTAATATTTTTATATGCCTCAACAGGAAAAGTTCTCCATCCATTAGCACGAGTTTCGTCTTGAATAATAGAACTTCTACGAACAGTCTTTTCAAAATTATCAACAGATACTAAATCTTCACGATAATTAGTAAAAGTCTTAGTATTAAAAGTATCAGAACTACTTTGTCTATTTTCAAATAAATCTATACTATTAGCAGGAGTAACAATACAACCTGTTTGAAATTTATTATTTTCATTAGCTTTATCAAGATTACTTGTATCTTGTTTTACATAGAATACATAACCAGTAGGTTCATTCTTAAAACATTTACTTTCATAAAAATGGTCATCAACACAAGGTGTTTGAAGATATGCCATAAATGGACAATTAACTTCAAAAGTATGTTTTCTTTCAGCATCAGAAGTATAATATTTATTATTATAAGTAGTTCTATAAGCTATATTATTTGCAGTATTAAAATTAAGACCTGAATTTTCATATACTATACAACCATCATAAGTCATAACTCCATTATATGTCTTATCATCATTAGTAAGAGTTGTTCCATAAATAATATTAGTACATCTAATTAATGTTTTATTATTAGACATATAAATATCTCTATTAGCATTAAATAAAGTAACTTTATAAAGTTTTATTTTATCATAATTAGAAGACGTAGGGTCATAATCAGAAAATAGACTATAAGAATCTTTTAATTGAAGAGCAGTACCAAGACCCATTCTATTATCAGCAGCACTATCTGCAACAGCAAGTTTATATTCTGGAACAGGATATAATGCAGGGGCATTTTCTAATAAATAAACAGTTTTATCATTATCATCAATTTGTAATTGAGGTTTATTCATATCATGACAAAACTTATAAGAACGACCTCTTTGATTATAATCCCAATTAGGAATATCTTTTTTATCCCAAACATTAACTCCTTCAATAATCATCAAATTATAATCAAGACGTATAGAATCAGAAATATCATATTGTCCACTATAAAAATACATTAAATCAGACTTATGGCAATTAGCTGTATTTAACTCAAACCAATCACCACTTTGATTTACAACAGAATCTTGACTTCTAAAGTCATTACGAGTAAGCATACCAGTAATACGTTTAATAGGTTCAAATTTTTCATAAGAAATAAAATATCCAATATAATTATCAGGTATTGTAACTCCTCTTAAATCAAAACCATATTTCATTACTGTAGTTCCACTATGTTTAGCAATAGGAACTTTAAATAATTTATCTCCATTATTATTATAATAAGGAAGAAATTCAGCAGCATTATATCCAGAAGCTATTTGAAACCATTTTACATTATCATATTTACTATCTGCAAAATTACTAAATAAAGATTTAAAAGCTTCTATATACGTGTTACTTGTTAATCTTCCAATAAGTTTAGCAGAATAAGAAGATATGTTACTATATATTTTTAAACCATTAGTATTGAGATAACTACCGTTACAAACAGAAGAATCTACAGGCATAGAAGCATAATATGTTTTTCCATTATAAGAAAAAGCAATAGGTACTATTTCTGTATTATCATCTTCAGTAGTCCAAACAGTATTATTATTTATTCTATAACCATTAGTACAATGACCATATTTATCAACAAAATGTATAAAGAAATTATAAACTTCTCCAGCAATAAGAGTCTTATTAATTTTTCTACTATTAAAACTTTTATTTATATTAAGATAATTAACGCCTCCATTTACAGCAAAATCATTTCCATTTATTTTAATAGATGGAACATTATTAGAATCTTCATTATGTACGACTTTTGTTATAGTCATATTACCATAAAATTTATAAACAGTATATTCATAATCATAAGAACCTACATATGTAGTAGTAATTACAGCAATAGAAATATTACTTGGAATTTCCCAACGTCTTCTTAAAGATTGACCAAAAGCTCCATTTTCTATGGTAAATTCAGAAGAACTTTCTATTATACTAATATCTCCAACTTTAAAAGATTGCCCAACAGTAGTATCACGTTTTCCATTTTTATCATATATACTACAAGTACCATATATAAATACTTCTTCATCAGATTTAAGATTAAAATAAACGGTACCAGGAATACCATTAGTGCTGCCATCGTATTGATTAGGATAATTTCCAATAGTATCTTTAGAAGAAATAGTATAGTCATAACTTATAGAACTTCCATATATAGTACCTTTTGAAAGTTCTAAATTTATATTATTAAGTATTCCACTATCTACAATATCTTTATCGTTAGCATTATTTTCTTTATAATTAGAAATATAAAGTTTATTTTTATAGTTAATTATATTTTTAACATCAAAATAATTATAATTATCTATGATAAAATCAGAAGCAGCAGCTTCTATTAAAGAAGCATTATTTAAAACAAATTCAGTAGTAATATTACTACTATTATTCCAATTAAAATTTATATCAGAAGTTCTAAACGCTTTAGTATAAGATTTAGATGCACAAATAATACCTATTTGATACTTACTATAAATATTATTTTTAGAATCAAATCTAATATCTATTTTAAAAGTTTCATTAGCAATATCAGAAGTATTACTAAAATAATCAGAAGCTCCAGCACAAAAACCATCTTCAGGTTCTTCAGGATTTGTAATATTAGAAGCACTTGTTCCACTCATATGAGTTATCTTCTGTCGATAACAATATCGAGTAATAGCATATTTCTCAAGGGTATCTACATATATAGGAAAGCCAAAACTAAACCATTGAGTATAATCAATAGAATTAATTTTAAAACGAACAAAAAGATAATACCAACCTTTATAAGCATTTCCTGTAATATATTCAAGATTACGCATACTTGGTATTCTAACTTCAGGAGAAATAGAAAGAGCCTCATCAGGAACATCTTTATCATTGAAAATAGTATCATCATCATAATTACCAAGATTGATAGTACGAAGAGGTATTTTCTCTTCTAATCCATCATATTCAGCAATAGCAAGTATAAGACTATTTTCAACATTATAAGTAAATGCTCCTTTTATCTTACCTCCATGATATTTAAGATAATTAGTATCACTATCACCATATACACATTTCATAGACTCTTCGTTATTAGTAGTTTTTTCTCTATAACGAAATATTTGAGCTTTATCACCATCATTATTTTTAACAGCAATAATAGCAAGTTCTATGTTACATGGTATAATAGCAACAATAGTAAAATCATAGTAAACTCCATTACTATCTTTATAATATTCTTTAAGAAAATTACTAATAAAAGTATTCTCTCTAATACTTTCTTCGTTAGTAATACAGCTCTCATCATTGGAAAGTTTAACATTCAGAGCAGTAACTAAAGACAAATTCTCAGCGTCTTTAGGATGAAGATTCATTTGAAGTTTAGGAGAAATATCCATAACAAATACAAAATTATTAATTATTATGACTTATTTTTAGCCTGTATAATGACTTATTATAAAAACTAATACTAATTATCAGCATACTATATTCAATTAAAATACAAGCTAAAAATAGCTATTATAATCAATGTCGAGGGTCAAACGTATTTACAAACAGATTAGACCTAAACAAATCAGCATCAGCATCATTAACAACACCAGCAATAACAGAACGCTTAGCTTCATCTTTAAGTTGATTCCACATATAATATGGATTAGTACCATATTGAGAAGCATTAAGATTAAACACAGGATGTTTATATCCTCTACAAAGCATTTTGTACATACAATAATAAGCAATAGCTTCTATAAGTAAACCATTATTAGGAATTACAGGAAGCTCACAATTATAAGAATCGCTACAAACAGTTTCTATATATTCTGTTTCTACATAAATATAATCAGCATCAAAATTTATTTCAATTTTATTACAATCAGCAAGAACATAATTACGTTCTTTACAAACATTAGCGTCAGCAGATATATGTCTTACGTTATAACGATAAGGATATTTATCATTAACAGTATCTGCTATATTAGCTATATGTTGAGGCTTACCGGTATTTACAACATCAACAGTGTCTGGAGTAACTGACGCAATAGCAGTCGTTTCCTCCCCCGTAGAGGGAGAATTATTGCAACACGAATTTTCGTCAGCTTCTTTTATTTCACAACCATTATTATCATATACTTTAATATCAGCATTATTAATAGGACATTCAGAATAAGCAATCCTATCTTTAACAGTCAGCTTTTTCTTCTTACGTTTAGTACGAAGAACATCTAACTGGGACATAGCATCAATACACCAAGCTCCGACACGAGGTATCCAATCACTATTATCAGGATTGAAATCATTGTCAATCTTAGCTATTATGTGCTCCACGTTTGTATTTACATTGTTCAGCATTGCGGACATAATTTAAATACTTAGTCGGGTCTTTATATAAAAGAATATTAAGTTTATATTTTATATCTACTTGTAGATTATAAATATCTTCTTCAGTATGACATAATTCTTCCGCCATTTGAGTATAAGACATTCCTCTATATTTAGTAGCAACATATTCAGTACGTTGATATTCAAGATTATTACTTTTAAAAATTTCAGATTTAATAAAAGTAAATTCATACCAATCAGTATTTTCTTTATAAACTCTATAATCAACTCCGTTATAAGGAATATGTCTTGCTTCATACCAAGCAGCTTCTTTATCATCATAAAGCTTTATACCTTTAGCAAGAAGTTCTTTCTTCTTAGCATTAGTTGCTGCATAATCAAGATGAACTTTATTCTTAACACGTTTTGGGTCAAGTTTCCAATGATTGATAACATAAGTACCTATACCATAACCAAATCTATAACCCATTCCATTAAGTACACATTTATGTACTTTATTATAATAAGCAGTAACATACTTACGATAAATACCAAACTTAATATCCTTACGTTTATTAGCAAGTTCTATAAGTTTATTATATTTATTTTCATTGCGTAGTATATTACAATATTTAGCAAGTTGTAAAAGAACTATTCTATCAGGATGAACATCTATATTTCTAAGAAGTCTAATAACAATATTATAAAGATATTCTTTTGGATTATATTTCTTTTGACGAAATTCTATTTCAATATCATCAAGATTAATATCAAAAGAATCATTTAGTATAGTTTTATTATCTTCAATATATTTATAAACTTGTTCTTTAACACTAAGAGTAACTTCAAGAGCATTTTTATACTTTGTTATATCATTTTTAGCATTATGGATAAATTGAAGATAATATCCTTTAATAGTAATATCTGGAAGCATAATATTTTATTAACTTACAATATTAGGAGAAGGAACTTCATTAGTATCTCTAATTACATTAGTATTCCAAGTTTCAAGAACAAATTTCTTAATAGTACCAATCATATCTTCAGGAAGAAGAAATTCATCATTATCATCAATACTATCTAAATCTAATTTTCCATCAACAGTTTCTGTTTGAATAAGATGTGGATACTCAAACACAGATTCAACAATAATAGAACCTATATTTGTAAGTTTACTATTTTCTGGAATATTAATATAAATATATTCATTAATATAATCATAAGTAATAACAGGACACATACCAGGAAGTTTAGAATAATATTGAGCAGATGCTTCTTTAACAAAAGCAATCTCAATAGGTTTTTTCATACCAGAAGTACGAACAGAATGAAAAGGTAGATTATTAATAAGACGAGTAGGACGAGGAACTTTATTAGTAGTTCTTTTAACTTTGTCTCTAACAATATCTTGAGAACCAGCTAAATCACCATCAGGAACATCAGTAAGAGTAAGTCTAAATCTTTGTTGTAGAACTTTATCAGTATAATTATGATTACCATAACTACGCCTAATGGCTTCATTACGAGCATGAATTATACCAAGTTTGATAGCACGACGTACAGGCACACTATCAGGTTGCTTTACAGAATGAGCAATTTCAGAAACTAATTGAGCAATAGAAGCCATAACTTTATTTATTTTATTAGTATGAATAATATGTGCAAATATAATATATTTATCTGAATAACCAACAGACAATATACAAAATTGCATAAAAAAAATTGCAGCAACATTATCTTTAAGATATGCTACTGCAATTAGACTAATAGTATTATTCGCAATGACATTTACATAAAAAGTGCTTTGCTTTAGGATACATTCTTTGACCAACAAATCCAGCAAGATAAGCAGCTTCTTCACTAAAAGGATTTATATTATATTCTTCTACTATATGACTAATAAGATGATATTGTTCATGGAACAAACTATTCATAAATTGAGCAGGAGTAGAAGTAGAAGAAATGACAATAAGAGAATGTTTTTGAGTATTATTAGAATAAGTAATACCTGAATTAAGCTGACAAGAAGACATATTTCTATAAGCATCTTCTAAATGTTCTCCAGTACAGCCCATAGAACGAAGTTTAGTAAGAATTTCATTCAGATAATAACAAGTAACATAATAGTAAACATCAACTTCCCAATTATATTTAGGAATAGTAAAATGTTGTTTTAACATATCTCATACCAATCAATAGGAAGTCCGTTACCAATCATAGTAGCAACCCAACGTCTAAATGTAGTTTCATCACTGGCATCTACATCATCTACTGTATCTTTTACATACATTGCAAGATGTTCCTTATCAGGAATAGACTTTCCGAGATAATCAGCCTTACACATAGTAGCAGCAAAAACATAATCATACATGATTTTATTTTTAACTTCTACATTATATTCTTTAAGTAATTCATCTACTTCTTCTTTAGTATAAGCTTCAATGGCTTCTTCTCTATTAGTTTTAGTATTACGTTTAAACATTAATTTGGTAGCATATTCATAAGCACGTTTATTAAAATGCCAACCATAATTATTTATATACCGTTTCATGCCAATAGGCATATCTTCGTGAACATCTAAAGGAGTACGTTTCATACTATTAAAAATAAAAGTAGGGACATTACTGCCCCTACTAAGTTAAACATTAGTAACGGCTATATCTACCGCCACCGCCACCACGACGCATACCTGAACGACTACCTCCAGAACGACCTCCGCGATTACCATATCGCTCATCTCTGTATTCATCGTCATAATCATCATCATCATATCTCTCATTCATACGAGCGTCTTCTTTCATTTCTTCAAGACATTCCATAGCTTTATTAAAACATTTAATGCCTTTGTCCATATGTTCAAGAAGATTATCAACTTTATCTTCTGTAATTTCTACTATATACATAATCTTGTTCTCCTTGTTATTTGTTTAGCATTTTAGACAGCATAGTTTTAATATCATCTATACCTTGTTCCATATTACCAACTCTTCCCTCTAAAGAATTAAGTTTATTTTCTTGTTCTTTTTCTTTAGCAAATCGTGGATTAAGTATAGATAGAATTTCATCTTTACTATCAATAATTCCTCTATGGTAATCAATAGTATCAATAGCTTGCTGACTTAGTTTAACCATAGTTTCAAATTCTCTTGTCATGTCATCAACATTATCAGAAATAACAATACCATTTGAAGGGCTAACAATAGAAAGATTAGCAGGAATTTTCTTGAACTCGTAACTATCTCCGTTTACATCAACAGTTATATCAATTTCTTGATTAGCAAGACCATAATATTGAGGATTAGTATTAACCTTAACAACTTTTCCAACTTTAAGCGTAGGTTTATTATTCTTATCTAAGATATAGAATACACTATTTTGTCCTAAAGCACTAAACATAGATTAAACACCAGTTAAAAGTTGAAGAGTACTACCGTCATAAAAACCAAGATAGATACCTGACTTATTAAGTTCAGCAGAAGTAACTGCAACTCCATCGAGAGTAGTAACAGCTTGACTCTCTCCATCGGTATCAAAAATAACAGGAACAGCAGTTGCCGGAGCTGTATAAGCAGGAAGTCTGAAAATAATCAGTCCGGCAAAATTTCTGTTATAAAAGGCATTTCTCTGAAAGCTAAAAGTAACAGCAGTTGTACTAATATTTACTCCAGTAGCTTCAATACGAGGAATACCATTCCTGTTAGCCATTATAAAAGGATTAAATAAAGACATAATATAACTATGTTTTATATATTAACCCCAAGCACCAGGAAAACCAAAACCTAAACCAAGTCCAAGACCATACTGAGCAGCAACACAAGAAGGAACTCCCACTACGGGGGAGTAAGGAATAGTTGCAGTATCAGGCAACTTACACTTAACACCATCAACATCTTTCTGCAAACCAGCTACAGCAGCAGCAATAGGAGCAGTAGCTTGCTGAATCATCTGACCAAAGATAGCTGTTTGCTGACCGTTATTAATAACAACAGCTTGTTCAGCAATCTTTCTATCGCGTTCTGCAATATCACGATTAAGTTCACGCATTTCAGCAGCTTGCTGACCAGCTAATACTTGAGCAGTATTTTCACGAATTGCATCACGAATATCACAAGTCTGACGTTGTGTTTCATAAGCAATAGTAGAGAAACCACGTTCCTGTCCATTAGCAACATTGTTAATACTCTGCTGCAAAGTATTAGTTTGCTGACAAATAGCAAGACGATTTTCGCAGCAGCAAGAAGCAATCTGTTGAGCAATATTACAGTTACCAGCCTGAATAGCATTAATAATCTGCATTGAACTCTGTCCAACTTGATTACCAACTTGCTGAACTTGACTCATAACACCATTAATAGCTTGCTGAACTTGACCGATAGAACAGTTAAGAGTAGAAGCCAACTGGCTAATAGCATTAGCGTTTCCTTGAATAGCTTGCATAAGAAGTTCACGACCGTTATCGTTATTAATAAGATTACCAAGAGCAGCATCTCCAGCAACACCGCGATTACCGAAACCGCCAAAACCATTACCACCCCATCCCATCAAGAAGAACAAGAAGATAACCCACATGAACCAGCCACCTTCACCACCAAAAGCACCGCCACGATTATTCATCATAGCCATAACCATATTAGGGTCAAGACCTTGCTTCTGAAGAAGAGGAGCAAGAAGACCAAGCATACCATTGTTAGCATCCTGTCCGAAGACAAAAGTTTTACTTTCTGCCATAACTTTACGATTTTAATTAGTTAATTTAATAAGAGTTTTGTAACCGATTACAACGCAAAGTTAAGAACGAGTATAAACAAGAATGACACAATTACAATTTTACTTGTAACTGTGTCATTCTCAATACTTTTGCTTGTGAGATACTCACAACAATAGCTTATTTATGTTTATCTTTATAATCTTTAATACGATAAAGAGTAGCTTCATCAAAATCTTTCTCACTCCAAGAAAGTTCTTTAAATCCATATTCTTTATGACCTGGCGGTATAAGACCAAGTTTAAGATAATTATCAAAAGTACTTGGACTACAATGGAGAATCTTCTCACAAGCTTCACGTTTACTAATACGTTTGATGCCTCTATTTAACTTAGTAAGGTCTTTAATAATTTCATCAAGTTCATCAGCACTATGATTACTATTATCAGCATCAATATTCTTAATACTTTCTTCGAGTAAACCTCTTAGAATACGGAGTTTAATATTTATCATTTTTTTTTGTTGATATGATTTATAGTCGCAATAATGATAAAAACAACTGCAACAAAATGATATAAAGTAAGTAATTGTAAATCAGTAATAGGTATTTTATGAATAGCATCTACTGAAGCAATAGTAATATTAATAAAATTAGCAATAATAATAAGTCTATGCCAAGTACAAAAATTAAATATATAACTACAAACTATAAGCAAGAAAGTAGTAATAATAGAATTACCAATAAGATAATCAAGTATATAACTAAGACAATAAACATCATTGAAATATAAAAGATTATTAATTAACATACCCGCCATTTGTATGACGGGTATGAATTTAATTAGAAGTATAAGTAACTTCCGTAACATCACTTCTTAGTAGATTTAGAACCTTTAGATGAAGAAGAACTACTTCCACCTAAACTATATTGGTCTTTACCACCACCATTATCACTATTACCTGGTTTCTTAATACCAGCACTTCCAGTTCCACGATTAGGTCTTCCCATAACTTACGAATTTGCGACTACACCAGCAGTCTTAAGGTTATTAATTAAAGTATTAACAGTAGAAATAACATCAGTAATTTCATCGGTAGTTTCCAAAACAGCGACAGTAGCAGCTTGTTTAACACCTCCGATAGTTTTAGTAGTAGCAGCTGCAAGTTCAGGTTTTTCAACTCCTTCTACAGCTGTTTCAATAATAGTAGAGATAACATCACTAAGCATTTGCTTTTGAACTCTACTTAAAGGCAACCCTTCAAATACATATTGAAGTTTTGCATTAACTTCTATTTTATTCATATCAGTTATATTTATATTACAATTATAACAATAAGTTTTTATATAAGCAATAGTAATACGTTATTTATTTTTTCTTATAATCAATACCAAATCTAATAGCAATAGGTTTGGCAAGCCAACTCCAAGCAACAGGAGCTATAACACAAGAATTAATAATAACATGAATAGGAACATCTGTACAATATTTATAAATAATTCCAAGAGCAATAGCAGTTACAAGAAATACAATTCTCTTTTGCCAAGTAGTTGGAACTTTATCACCATTAATATCATCAATAAACTTTATTACTCCATAAGTAACAATATTTATTACAAGCATTAATGCAAAATCAAAATTAGCAATAAGTTGAGAAATAATTTGTTCCATAATAAATTATGCTAAATCTTTACTAATAATACCATATCCTCCGTATTCTTCGTCATTATCGTACATAAATTCACCTTTATTAGCGATAATAGTTCTAACACCAGACATAGTATCTGAAACTTTAAACACAATAAGTTTAACACATCTACCAGGTTTAATAGAAATATGTTTAATACTATGCGCATTATCAATAATATTCAAATCCCGATTATCCCATTGATAAGTATTAAGATTTACTTGTCCAGAAGTACCTCCATTATAAATATTTATTTCTTTAACAGTATCTGTAGACTTAAACATATTTTCACTATCAATAGTAACAAAATTAGTATTAGTTTCAGTAAATATATAATTCTTAGTTTCAGGGTCAAAATCTACGGAAGTAGCACCAGAAGTAACAACTTTATAATTTTCTTGTACATATCCTGTCATGTACAAATTATTAAGAGTAACATCTCCACTTTCATCAAATTTAATTTTACCAGCAACAAGATGCCCAGCACCAGTAGCAAAATTAAACATTATATTAGGAGTAAAAGTACCATCATAAATATGAGTACTATCAAAGTTTTCATAATCAGTTGTAGTAGCATTTGAAGAACTTGGATTAATACCTTGCTGACTAAACATATAATCTCCGTTAAATACTGCACTTCCAACAAGACCGTTAGCTATAATACCTATTTTAGCATAAATAGCATCAAAAGCATCAAACAATAGCCATACAGAACCACCACTTTCTTCATAACTTTGGGAAGGAGTTTTATTATCTTGTTCAGTTCCTTTCCAAGTCATTTGAGTATTAAGAACGTAATAATTATTGTCTGTCTTATCAAGTACATAAGGAGCAGAATTAGAATCGGTAATATATGATTTATTAACATCATAAACACCGGCAGGATAAACTAATTGTCCACGGGCACCAGGTTGTCCAGGAGTACCTGCAGGACCATCTGCACCAGCAGGACCTTGTTCTCCACTAATACATACAGGAGTAGTCCAATTAGTTTTAAGAGAATCATCAGCTCCTATAGTAGCAGTAGTCATCCAAAGATAATTACTATCTCCAACACTCGGAGGTTGAATAGTCCATCCTGAAGGATTACGTTCGTCAGCATCTAAAGTAGGTGCGTCAGTACGAGAATTATTAATAGCAAATCTCATTTCTACATGACTACCATCTTGTGCAGTACCATCTTTACCATTAACAGGAAGAACTTCAGACCATTCAACAACTTTATTAGTAATGCCATTTACAGTACCAATACATTGCCACCATTGTCCAGTTGAAGTAGGATAATCACTCCATCCTGAAGGAAGAATATCAGTACTTGTAGGTTTGGCAGGTTTAGAATCAGCTTTTATGTAAATATAAGTTTTCCAATTAGGCAAAACAGCATCTTTACCGTCAGCACCATCAGCACCATCTTTTCCAGGAGGCCCTTGTTCTCCAGTATCTCCTTTAACAAGACCAAATTTGAAATTAAGAGTAGTCCCATTTACTTCAACAGATGCTTTAGGAGTACTCGAAGTTTCAGCTTCAGCATTTGCATCAAAACCTTCAATAGTACCGTCTTTACCATCTTTACCGTCTTGTCCATCGATTCCATCAGTACCAGCAGGACCAGGAATGCCTTGAGGACCTTGCTTACCACGAGGAATAGCAAAAGTAAAACTAAACGTTTTACCTGCAAGTTTAACAGTAGCATTAGCTTCGTTATCAGTAGTTTCTACAGATATTACTTTTGCTTCATAACCAGAAGGTTCTTCTACTCCTCCGGAAGAAAAAGCAATCCATTCAGTTCCATTCCACCATTTAGGAGTATCATCAAAACTCATTATAAGTCCTTTTGAAAACTCCCCCGTAAATGAAGCATTGCCACAATCGGATAATTTGTCAGCTCCTATAATAGTACCACCATTAAAATAAACACTACCATTATTAATAGCACCTCCTTTAAACAGCAAAGTTGCTCCTTTAGGAAGATTTATAGTCTGACCTTGTAAATCAAAATCATAACGAACTTCATAAATAGTATTTTGCCATTCAAAGTCTTCAACAGTAAGAGTATTTATTCCATTATAGAAATCTTTACGAAGTATTTTATAACCTTTGCCAGAAGCTATATTTGGCTGATAAGGTCTATCTTTAAACTTAATAATACCACAACCTTTAGTTTCAAGGTCTTCATCATCTACCATATTATTAATGGTATGATGTTGAGAAAGTAATTGTTGCAAACTATCACTTAAATGCTCAGGAAGAATAGCACCATTAGGAATACGCCGAGAAGCATCATTAATATATTGCAAATCTGGAACATATTCCCAATATTCATCATCACTCCAACGTTCTTCTTGTTGAGCATCAACATTACTACCTTTGAAAAATTCAGTATAAAGATTTCCATCTTTTTCGTATGATAACCAAAGACCATAACGTCTAAGAAAATCAGGAATTAAAAGTCTTGTTTCTTTAGCATCATCTGCAAAAGTTACATAAATATGATTATACTTATTAAGAACTTCTGTCAGACTAATAGATTGATTTTCATCAACTATATTATCCATAGAAGCTAAAGGGTATATAGGAATATACCCTTTAGCAACTTTTTCAAATAATTGTTTTACATTCATAACAATTACTTAGCCTTTAATGAAATAAACAGTATTGTCGTCTTTAGGTTCAGTAGCATCATAAACTTCTTGGGTAACAATAAGTAAAGAAGCTCCTGTCAAACCATCAAGTTTAGCTTTATCTTCCTTTGACATAAGACCATCAGCTTCAGTAGTAGCCTTATTATAAGTAGTATCATGAGGAGTATCCCAAGTACCATCACCTTTTAAGTATTTGCCTTGAGCACCTGCAGCAGGAGCAGGAACTAAACCACTTTTTCCAGTTGCGGAACTTGTAGCTCCACTCATATTTGTATAAGTAGTATTAGTATCTGTCCAAGGAACTTCAACAAAAGCTTTACCATCTTCTTCAACTTGAACCGGATATTTCTTTTCAGTAGAAGTAAATCCTGTTTTAAATCCACCAACTGCGTCATTAGTTGCAATAGGAACTTCTTCAAGACCTCCACCAGATTCAAATTCACGCCATCTACCAGTAGTAGCATCTATGTCATTAGAACTTTTATATTCATAACGTTTGCCGTCTTCTTTACAATATGAAAGATGTCCTTCATCAATACTTGTTTCAGGATAGGCTTTCATAGCAGCAAGAGTCTCGAAACTATCTCGTGCGAAATTAGGTTTCTGACCTTGATAATCAAAATTATCACCAATTCTAAGTGCCATAGTCGTATATTAAGAATAAATTTGTTTAAATCCGTCAATAGTAGTAGCATCAGTAAGAACATAAACATAATATACTTCGTCCCACACAGTAAGTTCAGTACGAGTATAAGAGTTTATATAATCAAAATTATTAGCATCTTTAATAGCTGTTAATACTCCAAATGATTTAGGATAAGCATAACAAGTTTTTTGATTATTAAGATTAGCAGTACCTGTATAACCTTTACCATTCTTTACAATCTTAGTAAGAGCTTTAATAGCATCTTCTGTAGGAGTGAAATTATTAGCAACAACACCAAAATAACTTGGATTAACAAATGTTACGGAAGTACTTCCAGTAACTGTAACTCCATCTTTAACAGCTTTCACAGTATAAGTAGTATTAGTTGTAACATTATTAAATACTTTACTTGTATGAGTATTAGTAACAGTCTCATTATTAACAGTAATTGTTTCAGGAATAACAATATCACTTCCCTCTTTAATAGACCATGTAACTGTAATAGTTTGTGTAGTACGTTTTTCAAACAGACCTCCACCGCTAACAGCAATAGTCAATGGGAACAATTCTTTATTAATACGATTAAGAGCTTCAGTAATAATCTTATTTTGTACAGGATTAGTAGAAGTTAAAGATAAAGCATCATCTACTTTTATCTTACCAAGCGAACCAATAAGTTCATATCTGCTTTCATCTACAAGCCAAACCCATTCTTCATAGATGTTAGTGCCATCTTCGGATTTCTCAGCAGGAACAAGATAAATAATACCTTTTTCTCCAGTAGCAGGTAAACTTTCAACAGTTTGGAATTTAAAAAGCTCAAGAGAATCAATTAAATCTTTAAGTATTTTGCCTTGTTTGGCAGACAATGGTCTTGTAGCAATAGGTGTAGTTAAATCATCTACTACATCTATGATAGGAAATAGCTTATCTAACGAAGCAACTCCATATAACTGTTCATCATGTCTTTCAGCCATAATTTATTCTTTACTAACTTTACGCACAATAGGTTCTTTATCAGTAGTACAAACTTTAACAAGTTTACCGTCTTCATCAATATAAACAACATATTCATATCCATCAGGCGGAACAGGAGAACGATTTACCATTACTAATTCATAACCCTCAGGAGGAAGAACTTTTTTAAGTTGTTCATCAATATACTTAATAAGATATTGTTTAAGTTGCTCTACAAATTCTAAATCTCCAAAACCAACAAAACAATCTTCCCAATTATCATCATATCTCCAATGTTCATCAGCAACAGAATCAGCATAAAGATAACGTTGCGTATAAGTCATATTGTCTAAATCTCTAAAAACAATAATAAGACCTTTACGACGCATTTGAGAACCAATCATAAGTCTCGTAGCTTCACGAGTACCTTGAAATGGAACATAAATGCAGTTGCCAAATGAAAGAATATGGTCTAATCGAGTTCCAGTAAGTCCATCAAAGATAGCTTGTATAACACTAACAGGAAATACATCTTTTTCTTTGAGACCTCCATTCTCAACATCTGTAACAGTTTTGTACATTTGTTGAAGAGTGGAGGCATCATATCTTTCACAAATATCTTTGTTCATACATTAAACAGATTTAAGAGTACCATCAATATAAACGCTCCAATTCTTAGCATTAGCAGCGGTTACCATTTCATCAGTAATATTAGCTTCCCATTCAGCAGGACAATAAAGATTAGCAGATTGTACTTTAGGTATAGACAAATCCCAACCTTTATTAACTGTAACTTTAACAATACTACTTACAGACGCATCACCAATAAGTTTGAAACCTTTATCTATAGTATCGTTCTTATTAATAGTATATTGTCCATCAGCAGTAATTGTTAAATCAGGTTCTGCACTACCAGCTGCACCAAATATAAGAGAATCTCCCTCAGCAAGACCACTAACTCGGAAACTCATAGAAATACCAGTAGCAGTAGTATGTACTATAAATGGAGCATTATCTTGATTAGCAGTCCTAAGTTTAGCAAGAAATTCAAACATACTATTGAATTTGAAATTATAAGCAGATTCAAAAATACCACTTCTAAAGTAATTACTACTCCATTTAGAGAAGCTATTACTAATAGTTTCAGTATTCTTATTTGCATCATAAAGATTTAAATCTCTAAGATTAGCAAAGAGATACTGAATAGAAGCAGCATTTAATGCAGCAAGAGTACCATGTTTCTTAGTACCTTCAAATGCAACATTATCAAATCTCCAATCACCATGATTAAGATTTCTAATTCTAATAGTAGTAAGAGCAGTACAGTTTACAAATATATTTTCAGCACCTTTAGGGTCAATAAGTAACAAATCAAGAATAGGACCAACAGTAACAAGTTTATTACAATTATAGAAAATACCACTCGCAGAACCACACAAAATAGTATTAGCATCTGCATCTGGGTCATCTCCATGATTAGGAACAGTTTCTATTGAAGAATACCAAAACATTGACATAGCATGAGTAGCATTTCTACTATAAGCTTGTGCATTAGCTCTATGTTTATTCCAAGCAATAAAATTAGATGGATAAGTAGCCAAGCCACAACCATTGAACATATTAGAACAGTCATTACACCCAGCTATATAATCTCCATCATGAGATTCATCAACATTTACTATGAATTCTTTAAGATTATTAAGACCTTCAAAGATTCCATTAAGAGAAGTAATATTAGTATTTTCTTGACCAGTAAAAGTAAGTTTCTTAATAGAAGCAAATTTGAACGTAGTATCATAATAAAGCCAATTAGCACTCGGAAGTATTATAGCAAGTTCATCAAGATTTTTAGCATTATAGAATTTTCTATAAACAGCATCTCCAGAAAGAACATTAGCGGCATAATACTCTTTAATAGGTGTCCAAAAGTCAGCATTAACAGGATTAATGTTAAACATTAACTTACTAATATGTTCTGTTAAATCAGTAATAGTAGGAACTTTAACTTTACTTAATCCCCATTTATTTTCAGTAATAGTAAGAACTTCTCCGTCAGTAAAAGTAGGAACTATCTCTACATTACAGTTAAGTTCATATACAGGAGTATCGGATGTAATAACAATCTTACACTCAGAATAAGTCATATTTTCATCAGTATCTTTCTTATGTATTTCATCAGAGAAAGCAGCAATAGTATTATCTCCAACAGAAAGAACTGTTTCTATATCTTCAACAGGATTAGACCAAGTATGTGTATCTTCATCATAATTATACCAAGCATTAGTAAATGCTCTTACAATTTTAATAGAAGCTCCGATAGGTAATCCTTGACTAAGTTTAGCAATAAATTGTTTCCAATTAATATTAACATAATTGGCAGTAGTAGTAGTAGTAGTAGTAATGGTAATACCACCTTCAGGAATACCTTTAATTTTAAACTTAGTAGGACTAATCCATTCTATATATTCATTAGTATTAAAATTAGTTTTAGTAATATTCCATCCAGTAGGAAAAGCAAAGCCATATTTTTTCCAACAGTTTTCCAAAGTTTTATCTTTATGGTAAACTTGGTCTTCTCCAGCATAAGCATCCCAACATTCTACAGAAGTAACATCTATAGCTACAGTAGTATCTGGAACATCTAAATCAATATAGATAGGATTATCTGAAATATCATATTGTCTATAAGCATCTCCAGTTTCATCATGCCAAGCAGTAGCATTTTGAACTCCACCAAACAAACCAATGGTTATAGCATTATATGTATTGTCTCCCCAAGTACCTGTAATAGTACCATCAATAATACCTACTTTAGTACCTACATCCCAAGGATGTTTTCCAATTTGAAATCCATCAGCTCTTTGATTATTATTTGCTGAATATCCAATACCTTTTTGAATAACAAGACCTTGCATAGAACTACCAGAAGTAAATTGTCCAGGATACCAATATACATTATATCCACCGCTACCACCATAAGCTTTAGTAAATCCATCAGGAACATTACTACCAGCAGTATGACAAATAACTTCATTATGAACACGAGTCAATCCTTTAACATTGACTTTCATCCTATTATATTTCTCTGCATTATCTCCTTGCAAACCATAAATGATTTGTCTAAGACCCCAAGTATCAATTTTAAACTTCTTAATAGCAATTTTCTTACTATTAATAATTTCTACTTCCCAACCATCATTAACTTGCCAAACAGAATTTGAAACAGCTTGTACAGCAGCAACGGAATTATCTACAGGAATAAGACTTCCAAAAAGTATTCCTCCGTTAGCAGTTCCAGTTTTATATTTGTCAAACATTAAAGCAGTAGGGTCAGAAGAACCAGCTTTTATCTTATTAATATTAGCCATATTAGTTAGAAGCTATATAAAAGAAAGTACCAAGAGCAACAAATATATACGTAGTACAAGCACCAAGAATAGTAGCAATAAAATCCCACCAATTCCACTTACCGTCTATAATAGCTTCTTTCCAAAAAGCAACAATAGCGGCACATATTACACCACAAGTACACATAGCTACATTCATCCAATCACCAGCACAACCTTCTTGAAGAATAGCTAAAGTATTAATAGTAAAAGCGATAAAAGCGCCTGCAAGAAAATGCATAATTTTATCAACACCGATTTTGTTTATCAACTTGTCCATAATCTTAATTATTTAATTATCCAACAATAGCGTAAAGTTTAGTATCATCTTTATCAGAAATAGCATCATATTCTTCTTGACTAAGTTTTACAAAAGGACTTTCTATATTTTCAAGTCTTTCATAAATATCTTTAATAGTTTCTTCAGTTACAGAACTAACACCAAAAAACTTATAAGTACCTTCAAGTTTAACAGTAATATCTTCTGGCTTAGGAGCGATAATAAGAGTATCATTACAAATTAAAGTACCGTTTCTAAACCAACCACCAGCAGTGAAATCAAGAATACAATGTTCAGGAACTTCAAGAGTATGTCCATCAAGACAATGGAAATATTGTACAATATAACGAGTATTAGCTTTACTTATCTGATATTGTTCAAGAACATTAACTCCGTCAAGCATATTCTTACGAAGAAAAACTCGACCATAACCAGTATAAGTAGTTTCACAATATTCCTTATCATTAAACTTAAGAAGATTATCTTTTACCATCAAGTCTTCATCATCAGCAGCATTAACAATATTACCAAGACTTCCGATAAATTGTTTAACAGCTTCTGACAAATGTTCCATACGAACAATACCATCGGGTAAATCAGCAGCCCAAATAGCTTTAGTTACTTCTTCAATAATAGCATTTTTAAGTCCTTTACGAGTAACATAAGTATCATGAATAATATTACCTTCTCCATCCTTATGAGCACGGTCAGCATAAGTTTCATCCATGTGAACATTAAGTTCTCCAAAGTCACGAGAATAAATAGCCTTATACTTATTAGCGAATTGTAAAGCAGGAACTTTAGTAGCAGTCCATTGCCCGTTATCAATACATAAATAAATAACAGCTTCTTCTAAGTTCTCACCAACAAAAGCAAAATCACCAACAGTAGGAAGAGGAAATTGTTTAAACAGTAAACATTCATTAAGGAAATAACCTTTGAACTTATTTACATTATCATAAATACTTTTCCAACAAGAAAGTTTAAACCAATCATCAACAGTATAAGAATCAAATTGATATAAGTACCAAGTAGTCTTATTATCTACTTCTTGAGTATTAAGACCATAAAAGCCTAAAATAAGACCAGGACGTCTATCTTCAGAATGAATAGTGGCAATAGCTTCTTGCAAAGTATAAGTAATAAGATTTCCATTAGCATCAATATCACTAAGAACAATGATATTATTATCACGAAAACCACCACTACCAACTTTCTGCCAATATTCTTGATTGTTTATACTAACTCCTTTAGGTACATCTTTTTTAGAAATATAAGAAATACCAGTAACAGAGTCAGTAACCATACTGATACGTTCATACTCTCTATTTCTATCAAATTCACCTTCAGGAGTAAGACAAACTTTACCTAAATTTTTATAAGCAGGCTTCATAAATTTTTTTAATTATTATGACTTAAAATCAAGCTAATTTTAGCTAAGTTATTGAATAATGATAGATAGTTCATACTTGACTATTTTAGTACAATGATAACTAACAATAGCTATAATAGACGTATCTGCCATATCTCCAAACCTACTTCCCCGTAGAGGGAATGTTATCGTCAATCAGCTTTAACACCATCTTTAGCAATCATATCATCTCCTTCAACAGTATAAACTTTACCATCATCTTTTCCTTCAAGATGTTCTTGATAAAGTTGTCCAGTTTCAGCATCAACATAAAAATGAGTATCATTTCCACAACTAACCATAGCTTTAAGTTTGCCATCTTCAGTAATAGCAAGAGGAACTGAACTGTTATGAACAACATTATCTGTTCCTTTATAAATATTATTAAGTTGTTTCTTAATATAATCAATAAAGAAAGCAGCTTCCTTTTCTCTTCCTAAAGTACGACAAGCAATAGCAGATTGAAAAAGATTCCAACAAGTAATAATATTCTTACTATTGCCTTGACATATAGCATTACAATCATCAACAATAGTTTTACCAAAGTCCGCCATATACGTCAATAGTTTGTGATAGACACAAACATAATCAGCGGGAATAGTAAGATAAACATATTCCGGATGTATTTCAACGGTATCGTTGTGTTCATCAGCAAGAACATGTACTTCGTTATAATTATCCGACATAGCTTAACTTATTTATAAAATGAGAAATATTATTAAGTTGAGTAGGATTAAAAATCTCAATATTTTCTACACAATGTATAAGAATAGAGAATAGCATAGGAACACAATCATCATTGATAAATCCAAGTTCAAGAGCATCAATGTTTCGCTTCTCCATATTGGCAAGCATAATATTATAATTGTCAATAATAGATTGTCTTACTTTTTCTTCCATAGTAATATCATTTTATAGCATGATTAATAATATAAGTAATATAAGATTGAAATTTAATATTAATCTTATTACTAAAAGTAAGTATTTTATCTTCTTTACTAAGAGAATTATTATAAATAATATCTATAATGTCTTTTTCAACAGCCTCAATCCAATCTTTATTAAGATAATCAGATACTTTAACTTCATCTATAACATACAATGATAAAGAAGAATAGACACTATAATATTCAGCATTTACAATATTTTTAATATTAGAAATAATATTATCTTTATTAATATCAATATGATTGTTTACAATAGTTGTAGATACAAAATTAGTAAGACGCATACCGGCAGAATACATAGAATCTTCAATAGCTATCTTACATTTTTCTTTATCTCTATTAACAATATTTTTAGTAAGACTAACAATAAAACTACTAATAGAATTTATAGATTGTGTTAGTTCAGTGCTAAGTTTTATTTGAGCAGCCTCCCTACGATTATCTATTATTTTAGTAACTATTAAATAAATAGCAACTACAATAGCAGGAGCTATTCCTTGTCTTAAAGCATCACCTAATATATCCATATCTTTTCAAAGTAAAAAGAGGCTATCAATATTAATTATTACATTAACATCGACAACCTCTTCTTAATTAATATTGAAACTTTGACAAATAGTATATATCAGATATTATTCTGTGGCTTCTTCTGCAACAGTAGCTGTAGATTCAATACCAGCCAAAGCTTTACAAACAGTTTCGAATGTAGCGATAGCAGCAGCTCCGGTAGGGAATGCAACTTGAACAATCTGATTAACTACTTCATCACGAGTTTTAACATCGCGAGGTTCAGCAAAACGTAATGTAAAGATAGTATAACCAGCATCTGTTGTGTCGGGCTGAGCAAGAGGATTCAAAGGATAATTCGGATACAGATAGTAATAAGCATCACGATAAGTATATTCAAAGCCTGCATCGGCGGCAGCCTTTTCAGCCAAATCCTGAATGTATTTAGCACTACCATAAGCCGGAAGACCTTGAGCACTTACAGTAACATCAAGACCGAACAGTTCGTCTGCACCAAGAATTTCGTAATCAACTCCTTCTTTAGTAGCTGTAATAGTAATCTTGGCAGCAGCAGCCGTAGCAGTAACACCAGACCCAGCAGTCATATTGTTAATCTGTTCAGCAATCTTAGCAGCCAAAGTATTAGCAGTCATAGTTACGTCACGAACATGAACCATTGCAGTCCATTTGTTACGTTCATTAAACTTAACTCCTTTAAGAACTACAATAAGAGAATAATCTCCAATTTTAGTAGGAGCAGGAATAGTTACTTCTGCACTAAACTTAGTAGCAGCTTCATAAACTCCCTTAACATAAGAAAAATTATTCTTAAAGAAAGGAAGCACAATCGGACCACCTTTATCAGCAGGACGACCAAGAACAATCATAGCCTCTGAGGTAATCTCTTTTCCAGTAGCAGTTACGGTAGGAGCTCCATCTTTATTATAGAAGAAACCAATAGCACCGTCTGCAACCTTTGATAAGTCAGCACCCGTAGCATAAGCTACTTTAGCACCTAAAAGAAATTGTCGCATATTATTAATTTAATTAATTACATTAATATATTATTGTCTTTGTTGTGTAGCTTGATTAGGAGTTTGAGCACCAACAGAAGCATAAAACTTCGCAACAGCTTTCTCAACGATGTCGAAATGAGTATAAGCAGGCAAATCGCAATTAACACATTTCGCAATATCTATATCATGCTTAACAACATTAGGAGTCTTGATATATTTAATATTAAGAAACTTAACTTCGCAACCTTTTGAGTTAGTATATATTTCTAATTGTTCATTAGAAATAACACCTGTCTTTTCAAGACCATTCTCTACAATAGGAATAGAACTTAAACAAACAATAGGTGAATCTTTACTTGCCCCATTGCAATAATCACGAAGAGTAGTTTCTAAAACATCAGAACCAATCATTCTACAAGCAATAGAATTTCCTCTAAGAGTATTATCATATTCGACACTAAAGCCGAGAAACATCATAGGAGAAATTTTATATTCTTTAGTATCAACAGTTATTTCAGAGCCAACAACAGGTATATTAATTATATGAAATCCATTGTTAGCATTATAATAACTAACTTTTTTAGTATCTTCATTTACGTCTTCAGTATTTATAGCATAACGAGCAGTACGATATAAACTTCTAAAAGCATTGATAGGAGACATAGTAGAAGCTTGGGTATTAACACTATCTTGAAGAGCGGTGCGAACACCCTGTAAAAGCTCTACTTGTGTCTTCTCTATAATCACATCATTGAGATAAACATCAATACTTTCAGGAAGAATACCTCTAATAAGTTGCATACCCATTTGTTGACCAAGAGTACGGAACGTATTGTGCATCTCTTGAATGTTCATATTAAATATTCTTTAGTTTGTTCATATAAGCATTAACAACCGAACTATTTTCAGTATTCTTAAACCAAGCAATAGCTTCACCCATATTAGCACCTATGAAATCCCCATCAGGAGAAGTAATGTTCTGATTATACTGTGTACGTATCAGTTCACCACGAGCAATAAGCATTTCAATAGTAGCTACAAGTTTAATATCTTTATTGTTGAAAATCTTATTAAACTTAACAGGTTCATCAGCACTGAATTTATCCAGTTTAATTTCTCTATCAAGTCTGTTTTCAGCAAGAGAAGATATAACAGGCAGATTGTTCAGAACACAATATTGAGTATAAACAGCATCGAAAAGAACGTTATCAGCAAGACAAGCAACATAATTAGCTTTAGCCTTATTAACTTCCATACGATATTTACGAAGTTTCTCAGCTTCTTTTTGGTCGTCTTTGAAATAAAAACGAATATTACTATCGACATTAATTAAAGCAACATCTTTTGCAACATCATTATAAAGAAGACAATGACGATACATCAGATAATCATCAATATTAATAGGATAGCCAAGTTTACACTTACTGCTTTCAAGAATATTCAGCTTAGTAATCTTCTCTTTAAGAGCATCACGAAGCTTTTTAACGTCTTGACGATTAGCCGTTTGATAAACTTGTTCTATCTTATCTTCCTCAGCTTTAATTCGATAATAGTCTTTCTTATGATAGTAATGGAAACTTGTGTTAAAAGTACGACCAAGCTCGTCAACTGGAACACGAATATTATTAAGATGTTGTTTAACTCTCATAACAAAGTTCGGGTCAGAAGGAGAAAGACCTATAATATTAGGAAAATACGTATCAACTTCCTCTTTATTTGAAGAAAGAACACGAGAAGAATGAATACTACTTCCAATAAAATCTTTACGTCTTGGAAGAACTTTATCATTAGCTTTACGATACAGAGAGTAATTCTTTACTAACATAACCGTAACACTACGATTATCCGTATATTCTTCTTCTACATCTTCATGAGGAGCAGCATCAACAGCAGGAGCTGGTTTATTATCATCTGCTCCCTCTACGGGGGAGATAGTTTCGTCAATCTTCTGTTCATCTTTATTGGCATCAGATTTACCAAATCCAAATTTCATGCCATTAGCAGAATTATTATCCATAACTTAAAAGGTTTATTTAATTACAATACGCACTTCAACAAGAACATCTTGTTAGAGTTATTAACTTGCAGACCAAGAGAAGACTTAACTTCATAACGAGCCATATCTACTTCGGTAGCAGCATGATTAGTATTAGGAAGACCCCAGCAAGCCGGAATATCAGTCATACCTTCAATAACCTTAGCCTTATAGATTTGTCCCTTTTGACGAACCATACGAACATTACGTTGTCCTTCATAAGAAGAGAAGTCAATAAAGCAAGCTTGGTGAGAAGTAATAGGAAGACCAGAACGAGGATGAATCATACCATTCTGTTTAGCTGCTTCTGCAATAGTACCCTTATCAAAGAAAGAACAATGCTTTGCAGTAATAGTGTGACCATCAACAGTCTTATACTTACGGAAGTAAGCACCATACTCAAGATTATCACCACTACCTTGAATTTCTTTATCACCAAGAGGAGTCAGGAAGCCATTCTCTTTAGCATCAACTTTCATAGCTTCATCAAAGTCTTCCAAGAAACCTTTACCACCCATAAGAACGATATTCATAGTACCGGTATCAGTATCACGGTCAAGAACATCACCAACAGTTCTCTTAATCTTAGTCAGAGGCAAAAACTCACCATAAGTATCGTAATTAGACTCACGACAAATCTCCAACATACCAGAAGTATGAGGAATAGGCTTACCATTATCACGGTCTTTCAGAAGAACTTCACCGTTAGCATTACGATTATACTCTGCCATCCACAGACGTTCTTCATTCATAACACGCATATTCAAATGGAACTGACGCATCTCTTCATTAATCCAAAGTTTAGAAGTACCTCCGCCATTTGTCTTGAACTCATATTCAGTAATAACATTAGCCAGGTTACCAGCAATTTCTTTAGAATAACGATGGAACTCAAGCTGAGAAGTCATCTTACCCGGACCCATAGAATTACTTCTATTACCCTTAGAATAAGATTCAGAAACAGTAGGTGCAGACATACTCCAATACTTACCCTTAGCCAGCATATCAGGGTCGATAAAAGCATTAGGATTAGGAGAAGTAAGTTTTAGCAAATAACCATAACCATAAGGAGATTCTCCCAAGTCTTTCTGAACACGAACTTGAGTCATACCATCAGGAGCGATAAGACCATATTGTTCAATAAACCAATGAGTACTAAAATGTACTTCAAATTCAGCACCAGCAAGACCAGGCTTAGTATTAGCAGTGTTGAAATAAGTAACGAAGTCAGTAAACTTCATACGACCCATTGTACTCCAAGTCCACTGAACAGTGGCAATATCAACAGTACCAGAACTACCTTGACCCTCTGTCATAAAAGACAACGGGAAACGGTCATCATCCATACCATAATTATAGGTAAGGAAAGCATTAATCTCAACAGGTTTTTGTAATTGAAGATAAGCAATACTCTCTTCATTAGAGTATCCTCTGTCCTCATATTTACCCTGTGAAAGAACACGCATTTTATACATAACGTAAAACTTTTAATTAGTTATAACCTAAATCAATATTTGTTCCCTTATTAGTATTAGCTTTTGGTTTACTAATTCTAACCGTAGATGCGTTTCTTTCTTTGGCTTTAAGTTTAAGTCTATTAACTTTTTCCTTATTGATAGCCATATCGACAAGATTAGAATAATTACCTCCAACGAATTTAAGATAAGCACGAAGAATCTCATCATCACGACGACTTTCAGGGGTTTCCGTAGCAAGGTCACGTTCATAAGCAGATTTACCGTCTTTATCAACCCGATAAATATAATTAAAAAAGTCTTCAGGAGTAACAGAAAGTTTCTGACCATTTCTATTAATAATAATAGATTCCGGTATTTGATAACCAGCAATAGTCCGACTCTTAATTACATCATGAACACCATTCCAATAATTTTCAAGTTTTTGAAGTCTTTCAGTTTCCTGACGTTCAGCTTCTTCTTCAATCTGTTTACGATATTGTGCATCAGCTTCTTGTAATCCAGCAAGTTCTTCTTTAGCAGTAGCCAGCAAAGTACCAGAAGATTTAAGATAAGATATATAGCTTTCAACATCACCTTTACGACCTTGTTCTTCCCAAGCAGTACGGATAATAGCTTCTTGTTGAGCTTCATTAGAATCATCAATGGTAATACCGGAACGGTCAGGAACTTCACCAAATCCTTCAAGAGAATTACCATTTGCTATATAGTAATTTAATACATCATTCAGAATAGGATACTTTTGATAAAGAGTATTAACAGCAGTCTCAAAATGTTCTTCTTTAGCAGTTTCGATTACAGCGTCAATATAAGCCTTAATTCCTTCAGGATTATTCTCAAATTCAACAGGCTTATCATTATCGTCTGTAATCTGAACACCAACAGCCTCTTGAATAGTTTTAATAGAAATACTATCTTTATCAGCATCAGTAATATTTTCAAACTCATCCAGCCATGCTTTAACGTCTTTAGCTTCTTTAAAAATGTTACCATTCTTATCAAGAAGATTTCCGTTTTCATCTACTGTATAAGTATCTTCTCCGACTTCGATAGATGTTCCAGCTTCAAGATTAGCATTGGTATCGTTACCATCTTTATTGCCATCTTTATTACCGTTATCACCTTTATCTCCGTCTCCATTTTTACCGGTGTTATCAGGTTTAGTACCGTCACCACCATCACTGCCACCATTACCATCAATATCATCAACAGGCACACCATTAGTATCATGGTCTATCTTACCTGTGTTAAGATTGGTAGTTTGGTCACCATTGCCATTTCCATTGTCAGAACCAGCACCATTGCTGTTACCATTCTGACCATAACCAAAATCTAAATCCATATCTTTAAGTATTTATGAGTTTAACATCAGTACAATTATAATAATAATCTGTATTACAATCAATAATAATAGCAAGAAAAGGACAAATAATACAATGATAAACAGTATAATTATATATACTGCTTGTCTTATATTATTTCAGAGCATGAAAAATAAAGCCACTTTTAGCTACAATTTTATATAAGGTTTTAGTCTTAATCAGTCAATAAAAATCTCTTTAATATAGAGCCATAAATAGCTACTCACAGATAAAATTTAACCCTACTCCAACATCAATCGGAATAGGGTTATAATATAAGAACACCAATAATAACTTACTTTTTAGACTTACCTTTAGACTTAAAATCGTAACGATTTTTATTCTCTTTGGCAATCTTAAGTTTAGTATCAATATCATGCATCTTAACTTGTCTATCTCTTTCCTTATTAAAAGTATCAAGAATATTACGTTGTCTTTCAATACCAACTTTTTCTTGTTCAACTCTTGCACGAGCAGCTTCAAGACGATTAAGACCGGCTTCTTTGTTTTCATCACCAACTTCTGCATTATAACTAATCATGTTAGCATCAGCACGAATAAGTTCAATTTGTTGGTCAAGATAACCTTCAAGTTCTTTAGTCTTTCTATCTTCTTCACCTTTAGCTTGAATCTTTTGAAGTTCAAATTCTTGCTTCATTTGTTCAGTCTGCTGTTCAAGCTGTTGAAGTTCCTTTTCGTGAGCATCTTTTTGTTCTTGATATTTCTTAATAAGTTTAGTAATAGTAGCTACATTATCTCCCTCAATAGCAGCAATAGCCATCATATTATCTCCATTCTGTGCAGCACTAAAAGCATACTGTTGAAGTTGACGAAGCTTATCTTGCTCTTTAACAGAGTTTTTAGCTTTAATAATATAATCAGCATAAATATGTTTATCAACATCAAGACTAATATATTTAAGATTTCCATCAACATCTCTATAAGAAGTATCAAGACCATCAATCCAAGCCAGCTTAGTATAATCCATGTCTCTGTTATAATCTCGTTCTCGCATACAATCCATCATAAATTCTATAATAACTGTACCCATAGAACCTCTCATAACAGCTTCTTCTGTAACACCTTTACCAGCACTGTTAGCAATCTCTCCATAACGTTGAGGCGTCATATCGACTTGTTCACTGGCTGCTTGTTTAATTTCAGCAAGAAGATTACCAAGTTGTGTAAGATAATCACCAATATTAGTTTGAAGTATTCTAACTTGTTGAGCACGAAGCATACCTTGGTCATTAGTATCATCAATATATAAAATACCATCAGCAAGCATCTTATAAATAGTTTCTTCAGGTTTTTTACCAAGAAGAGATTTAGCCATCATAAGAATATTAAGTTTATTCTTAGCAAGAGTCATTTCTCTATGATAAGCTACAATATTATAAAATACTTGATAAGGAGTAACAATATCTACAATACTAAACTTACCAAAACCAGGAAGTAATTCATTAATACCATTATATGGAAGTTTACCTTTTCTATTATAAGCAATAGCTCTTGCCCCATAAGGATAAATAGCATCATTACGAGTACCAATACGAGTACATTCATAAACTTGAGGTTCATAAATATAATCTAATGATATATCCCCCGTAGAGGGAGAAAGTTCATAATCATCTTCTTCTATCCTTGTATCTATAAGACCAACCTCATTTACATAAGTAACAATACATCTACGTACTTCTCCTCTCCAAACAACATGCCAAACATCATATAAATCAGGATTATTATCCCTCATCATATTAGGTTCTTTCTTAAAAAGTTCTCTATCTTCTTTAGAATACTTTTTACATACATCTGGAAAATAACTTTCATACACATTAAAAGCTAATTCCACAGGAGCATTTGCAGAACGCTTAGCGTAATATGTTTCAAGAAACTCTCTTTGCTTATCGTCAAGATATTCATCAAATTCATCAACTATTTGTTGATACGTAAGTTTACGACGTTCAGCAAACATATCATCATCTTCACGAAAGATATTGTCTGTATTAACAGGAAAAGCATCACGAGGAGAAACAACTCGCTTAACTATTTTATTACCAACAATATCTGTATAAGTATAAGTTTCACCAAAAGTAACAAAATCAAAATAAGCTCTTGCATAAAACAAAGCATCTTCAGTAATATCTTTAATTACATTAAGAATTTGTTGTCCTTGTGCAGAAATATCATCAATATAACTCTCATTAAATTCTTGTACAAAAGCCTCAACATCCAATGCAGTTTGAGGATTAAATTGCTGAGGGTCATTACCTCCATTAATCCAATCTTGATAACTTTGTTGAATACGAGCAGCTATTTTCTGTTGTACTATAATTGCAAGTTCTTGACGAAGTTTAGCATTACGTGCAAGAACTACTTCTGCATTATTAGCACCTACAATAAAATCATGAGGATTCTTAATATACTCGCTAACATATCTACGAATAATACCTTTCATAAGGTCATAATTACGCATAGTAGCAGGAAAACGAGTATATTTTTCATTAGTAGCATTATAAGGATTAAGTATTTTTTTATAAAATTCATCAGGTATTTTACCTTGAAGAATGCCATACTTAATTTCTAATTGAGAACTATCTCTATTATTTTGACCTTGAGCAATAACCCAATCACAACAAGCAGCATACCAATCAGCTTCCTTTTTACGAGAATTAGGAACACGTTGTTGTGGAAAGTCAAACATCTGAAATTCGGAACGCATAATTATCTAAATTTTTATATTAAAACCAATCTCTCGTAAGAATATCATTCTCATCAAGATTCTCAGCATCAAGAGGTTTTCTATCAGCAAGTTCATCAGCAGCAAGAAGATTAAAACTTTTCCATTCAATACCTCTAAGTAGCATAGAAGAAACACGGTCATAGTTACCTTTAGCACTCCATTTCTTTAATTCAAGAATAGTTTGATAATCATAAATACGATGGAAATTTCTAATAGTATTTCCTTGTTCGTCTTTACCAATCTCTTCATAAAGAAATTCTTTAAGTAATCGAATACAATCTAATTTATGAGCTTCACCAGAAATATTATATCCATAAGTATTATTAACTTTACCTTTAAAGGAAGGGTCAAAAACAAAAAGAGGTTCACAACTTAAATATTGTAAAGCACCCCATTTACGAAAGTTAGAAACAGTTTCACCACGATTTATTTCGACATTAGTAGTACCAATACAATTATAATAACGTGCTAAATAATAACAAATTCTATCAGCTTCTTCAAGAGTATCAGGACGACCATAATAAACAGCAACAAGTTTTTGTTTAAAACCATTAAGATAATGAGGGTTCATCCATACTTGAATACAGTTATGAGAATGTTTATTAGTAATCTCATCTTTATCTTTATCAATACCAACAGGGTCATAGTTAATACTATAAAGACCTTCAGGAATACGTTTTCTTAATCTGCCATCACTATCTTGATATTCTTCATATTCAGGAGCAAAAAAACGACGAATACAACCATGAGGATGTTCATGACCTCTACGAGGGACACCATAGATATAATCATAAACTTTCTTATCCTCTTTATGTAAACGAGCATTAGTCTTAAATTGAATATTTCCAGTAACATCAAGTTCAAGCATACCATCTACATAAAAATGTAAATCATCATCAACTCTAAGACGTTCTTCCCAAGCAGTAAGTTCTTCAGAACTAAATATATTTTCAGAAGCACTACTAAAAGATTCAGAAGGTAATAAAGCATACTGACCAAGATAATTAATATAATCAGAATACTTCTTAACGCTTTCTTTCTTCTTAATACGTTCTTGACGAGCAATCTCAAGACCTATAGCAATATTACTATTACCATCTTCATCAACTCCTTTAACTCCATTAATTTCACCTTGAAGACCCCAACAATAAGGTTTAAAGAAACCGCAAGTTTCATTACGTTTATCTCTATCCCAAACATTTTCAAAAGGCATAAAATTAAACGCTTGAACATCATAAAAGTTTTGTTCAAAGGCTTGCATATTTCCAGAAGTAGCAGTACCCCAAGCAGTAAGCATACCAGTAGTATAAGCACCAGTTCGCATAGCAGGTTCAGTAACATTCATAAAAGCATCAAAGTTTTCCATAGTGGAAACCTCTTCTACCTTAACTTTGACAGCATCTTTACCAATAGCGCAGTCAGGATTATTAGCAGCACTAACGCTAATAAGAGCAGACCTCCATGATTTATCAGCTTCAACACCGTTTGGTAATTTGTAACCAAGACGAAAGTCAGACTTAACAGAACTAAAAATTCCACGAACAAAAGGTGTAGATTCTTCATAAAATTTGAGATTATTAACAGCAAAGTCTGTAAGACCACCTGTTTGTGTAAGATATTTTTTATCAACAGCAACATGAATAACTACTTTACGACTTTCACAATTAACAGCATTTGCACTATCGGCAGCCATCATATAAGAAAAACCACCACGACGAGTTTTATCTATAAGAAGATGAAAACCATTCTTTTCAGCAAATTCCATTATATGAAAAGTCCAGAATTGAGCATCAAAGAATTTAGGAAAATCATAATGTTTTTTAGCAGTATTAGTATTACCACGATTAATAGTACTTTCATCAAGCTGTTCCATTCTAATATAATTAAGAAAATTATAATGAGAACCTGTAATACGAACATTATGAATAGTACCATTAGGGTCTTGAAGACAAGGAGCACTAAAACCGTGTTTACGTCTATGTTGTTCTCTTCGACGAAGTTGTCTATGAGGAATAGAATCTACTTTATAAGAAGTATATTGACCTTTATGAGTACGAAAATAATCAGCCATTTCATAAAATAGTCCAGTATTAACAAAACGCCAACCCGGTCTAATATTCATAAGAAAACCTCCACTATCTCCAATCAAAAATAAGTCATCGTCATCAACATAACCAGCATCTTTAGCATGTTGATAACGAGACTTATCTTCATTAACGAAATCAAGAAAGGGATAACTCTCCATAATTTATTTAGCAATTAAACCAATTAGTAAACCAAGAATAGCACCTCCGGCACCATAACCAATAATCTTATTTTTTCTTTTCTGTCTTTCTAAATCAAGTTTAATAGACTCATTAAGTTTATTAGTATTATCAACTCGCATTTGAAAATCAGTAATTATCTTCTGTTGTTCATTTATATATTTATCCTTCATAATAATAATAGAATCTTGTTCTTTATTAATATTAATAAGATAAACACGTTCAATCATTTTAGCATTAGCTTGTTTAAGGAGATTGATTGGAACAACAGCAACAGCAGTATCTGAATTACATTCACTCCCCCGTAGAGGGACATTTGTACTATCTCGCTGTGCTAAGAGATTTAAACTGTTCAACAGCAATACTATCGTCAGCATTAAGAGCTTTTTCAATTTCATCTTTAACCTCCTCTTTAAGTTTATAAATAGTAGAATCTTTCTTAATAATATTATACTCTATACTATCAAGAGTAACTTTATTATATGTAGTATCAGGCAATACAACGTCTTTATTATCAATAATTTGATTTTGTTTATCACCTACAACATATCCTGCTATAAAAGTAACAAGCAAAATAACAATGAATATACATATTTTATTCACCTTTTCCATATTGCATTAAATTATATTTAAGTTCTTCACTCCATTTACCAGTAATAGTCATACCTATAACTTGTTGAGCAATTCTAATTGCAGAAGAAACACCCATATTAACAGCAGTATCAAAAAGTTGATGAGCAATTCCTTGAGACGGAATATCGTCAAGTTCTAAAACATCCCAATAATTTTCTTTATAAAGACGTTTAGCTTTAACAGTAAGCTCAGGAGTTTGTTTAAGAAGTTTCTTAAAATCTTTAGGATGATGTTTTTTAAGTTGGTCAATAGAAATCCATCCATCCCATTTAGGGTTGTTCTTACGACTAATACCAAGATAAGTCTCACCTCCAGCATCATCAGGGTCATTAGTATAACCCCCTTCCGCAAGTATTATTTTTTCAAATTCTTCATCAAACAGTGCCATAAGGATTAACTATTTTATTATACAATTCAATAGCTTCACGTTTACAAAAGTCAGCATCGTTATCATAATCTCCTTCATCAAAGGCTTTAATAGTAATCCAAAACCATAAAACTTTAACTTGAACTCTATATCCTATAACATAACAAGGAATATCTTCATAAGTAGCTATTGGTTTAGCTATTACTCTATAACGGTCATCGGCAATAATTACATTCATATATTATTCATTTAAAACACGATTAATCCAACCACGAAGATATTTAATGTTATTACCTTTAGCGGCAATCTCATTATATCTTTTAATACGACCAAGTTTATATTTAGCAATAAATAAATCTTCTCCAATAGAATCTTTAACAATGTTGAGGCTATCTTGAAGAAGATAATATTTATGTTCAAGTTCTACTATTCGAGCAATATTGGTTTTTTCAGAAATAGTATCTTTAACAGGAACATAAATAATCTTTTCAACAGAGTGAACTTTATGATTACAAGAAATTAAACTAAAACAAATAAGAGATAATATAATCCCTATAATTATATAAGCATATTTTTTCATATCTTAATCAAATAAAGTTTTACTTTGAATACGAGTAGCAGCAATAACTTTACGTCTATCAGAAAGAATATTCATAACTTCTTTTTTAAGATATTTCATCTTAAATAGAGTAACTTTTTCAATAGGATTCTTTTTAACATGATAAAGACCATCAGGAAATCTTTTAGGCATACCGTATTCATTAAGAACAAAATCAGAATCAATATGACAAAGCCAAAGACCAGCATTAGGAATACCAAGAATAGTTTCCACCATAAAAGCATATACAGATAACTGAAGATTATAAATACTTCCATTGCAATGAGGAAGATGATTAACAGGAGGAAGAAGAACATCTTTCTTAGTAACCCATTCATCTGTAAGTTGATTAGGCTTTTGAGTTCTATCTTTTCTATAATAACCAGCTTCAAATTTAAGACCACCTCTATTAGTTTTCCAATCTCCTATAACGAATTGGTCATCACGAATACAAAGCACATCAATAGTACCAGAAAGTAAATAATCAATAAGAAAAGCACCAATTTCTGCATATATTTTATAACCAGCATTAGTATAATACGTAAGAACTTCATAAATCTTAGGATATTTATTTTCAGTTAATTCAATAAAATCATTAACTTTAAGTTGCTTAACATTAAGATTAATGTCTGGTAAATCAGCAACAGTTATCATTTCTCCATTAGGCTTAATCATGTGCTTAACAGCTTCTTTGAACATAGAAGAACCTTTAATACCATCTTCAAGTCCATTATGTGTTTTTGTACCACGAGTACAAGCCTCATCAGTAATATCTTGCCATTGTTGAGCAAGACGCTTTTCACTAATACCAAGCTCCTTAGCTTTCTTTTTAAGCCAATAATCTTTATCAAATTTAGGAGCATAATCGTGAAGCAAAGTAGTAGTAGACTTATATTCATTACCAAAAGTATCATTATATTTATGACCTTCTTCTTTAAATATAAGTTTAACATCATTATATCGAGTATCTCTAAGTGTAAGCATAATAATTATATATTAAAGATTATCTTCATCAGCATCCATTGAACTAAGAATTTGTTTACCACCACGAGCAAGCTGTTCTTCTTCTTCATTACGAAGATTTTCATAAGCTACTCCAAGTGCTTTAGTAAGTGCAGGTATTTCAGTAATACGTTTACTAACTGCGTCCATCATAGTAAGTATAGGAGTAATATCTTCATCAGCTAAAGCTCCGCTAAGTTTTCTATTAAGTTGTTCATTGATACGAACAGCAGCAATAGAAACTAAATGTACAGACTTTTGTAAAGCTTCAAGAGCAACACCAGCTTCTGTAATATTAGCCGTATAATACTTTCCTATAAGTTTATTAACAAGAGAATCTGGAGTATAATCTTTAGGAAGATTAAAATTATCAATAGCCATTTTAAGACTTTCGGCATCACTAAGACCTTGTTGTTTGGCAGGACTCTTAGGGTCGCCAAGATAATAAATAACTCCTACTTCTCCAATATATTTTCTCTTATCTTTTGTAGTATCACGTTGCCACAAAAGAGCAACATCTTTATCTTGTAATTGACGAAGACTTGGAGCTTTAGGCATACCAGTTTCATCAATAGTTAGCATTTTTTCAATAACAACATTTGTAGTATTCATATAATATTAATCTTTAAGAGATTTATAATGTTCTTCCCATTCTGCATCATAAGGGACTTCAGCAAGCCAATAAATACTCATAATAAATAATTCAGCATAAGCACGACCAAGACGTTTATAATAAGCATCATATTTCTTTTTATTATTGCTTCTAATACGAGTAAATATTAATTTAAGAGAATCTTCTTTCTTTTGTTGTTCTTTTAAATCAATAACATAACTTCGTACATGTTCTTTATATTGTTCCTTACTAATACTTTTACGAACAGCAGAAAGATGAAGTTTAGCTTCACGTAGTTTACGTTTAACAGGATTAATACGAACACAACCTATAAATGGAAGTTGAGCTACTTTCATATCACGAATAGTTTCAGAAGCATTCTTTTCAAGATTAGTAATAATAGAATCACAAAGAAGACGTTCTTCTTCATTTTCAAAATCAAGCTCATTAAGAATATCATCTTTAGTTTTACTAATGATTACATATTCTTCATCAGCTTCATTAATATTATTTTGTAAAGTATCTTCCATATTATAATTGTTAATAGAAGCAGCAATAGAAGTCCTCGCTTCGCTCGGACACTCGCCCGTAGAGGGAAATATCATTCTATCACTGCCTCTATCTTTATCTTCTTTATGTTAATTAACAGCTTCACCATAATTTACGAACGGGTCGTAAACTTTATGTTCCATAGGAATAGCAGCAGAAATATCATTAACAGGAACAATCTTAAATTCCAGTACAATAATATTAGAACTTTTAGCGTCAATGAGTTTCTTATCAATATTAGCTTTATCATTCTTAGTCATAATATTCCTACAAAGTTCAGGGTCAGACTCAAAGTAATTACGAGCAGCGTTAGAACCAATAGCTACTGGCAGATTCAAATGAACTCCTCTTTCAAGAGAACTACGGTCAATGATAAGTTTATCTCCAATAGAAGCATTAATAAGTTCTGCATCTTTAATACTAATCTTAGCCAATACAGGAGTAACAGCTACATTTGAATTAGCACGAGATTTAGCCATAGCAACAAAATCAAAAACTTTAGTCTGAAAACAAAGAGCTACAATACAATAATGTTTAGGGAGCTTAACATATTCTGTAATAGTCCCAAGCATTTCAGGAGTAATCTCTTCTTTAGAAGTAGGAAAATTAATTCCGTAAGACTTCTTTTCACTTTTAATTGTAATCATTTCTTTAACTTTTTAATTAGTTATACAATCATTCATTGTTTAATCAATAACTTTAGCACAAACTTTGGCAGGATTAAAAGCATTAGCAACAGCAATAAGACGAGGTCTTGTACCATCACCAGCTTCTCCTACTTTAAGACTACAAACATCATTCATAATAAAACTTCTTTTATGTTCAACATGAACACTAAAGTAATAAATAGTAGTATAAGTACAAACTTAATTATAAACACCAGCACCACTATAACATATACTGTTTACCAAAATAGGATTCTATTATTACGAAGTAATAATAGAAGCACAAGTAACACTATATACGTGCGTGCGTATATGCGTATATACACGTGTACGAGTATGCGTATGTGTGCGCGCAGGATTACGAGTACGATATATAATAATATTATAATATTTATATTATAATATTATTATATATCTTACGAGTATAAGGCAGCTTGTTTTATTTAAGCCCATTAGAAGTAACTTTAGCATTAAGTTCTATAACAAGAAACTTAGCAGTAGGAGCTTGAATATCTAAATCATATTCAGCTTTAACATCTATAATAGTATTAGAAACTATCTTAATAATACCGGCTTTAACTAATCCTTCAATAGCTCTACAATAAGTAGAATAACTTTTATCACACTCATTCATATAATAATTAGCAATAGCTTTAGTATTACGAGCATTAACATGAACAAGCAGAATATAATAAAGATTAGCTTCTTCTTTATTAAGTCCTTTAGACATAGCAATAATAGAAGCAGCTATTCTTATAGGATTATTATTGGCATCATCAGCAGTATCAATATTGATAAGTTTGATAATGTCTTTATCAGTAGCTACATGAAGATTATTCTTATCTACATAAGTAATAGCAGTAGTTCTTTTATCCACAGTTATATCCATATAATAAACTTTATGTTCCATATTATGCAACAAATATAATCATTTTGTTGGAGAAAGCAAGCAATATTCAATATTTATTTGTATATTAGTACCGATAATGTTCTAAATAATGTTGTTATGAATAATAAAGTTACAGTTAATCCTCAACTTATTCTTAAATATGATTTTAAGCATCTATTTACTTATAGAATGCTTTATCATATTATGGCTTATTATGATACTGATAGCAAACGTGTTTTTATTGATAAGCAAGATATTGCTTTAAGATATGGTAGTAATCATCATTCTGTTAATAAAGCTATGGAAGAACTTATAGATAGAAAAGTTATTACTCCTTATAATTATTATAAAAATCAATATTCTGTTGATACTAAAGTTTTTGTTGGATTTGTAAATGGTATTACAAAATGAATAATAGTAAGAAATATAATTGTGGAGATTTAGTAGTTACAGTTGATTATGCTAAAGGGTTTGATTATACAGATGTTATAGAAGAAGTAGTTAAAAATGCTAATATTAAGCATGAACAAACTGTTACTGATAATCTACCTGTTGTTGTAAGTTTTAAAGATAAATGGTTTAATAATGATAAGAAAGATATATGAAGTTAGTTGTGATAAATGTGGAGCTGCTATAAATCATTATCTACATTATAAACCAAGTCTTAAACAGCTTCGAGAAGATTGTGGTCGAGTTAGAATAAATAATGGTCATGTGCACCTTATTTGTAAGAGTTGTGTTGAAGATGAGGCTAAAGCAAAAGATAAAGGAGAATAAATAATTTTATATATGGATAGAAAAGATATTATAATTGGAGTTATTCATACAGTTATGATTATAGTTAGTGTTATTACTTTAATAGTAGCTGTTATTCAGATTCTAAATGAAAGAGGATATTGAGTTATTTGTCTGATTTTTATTTTAGTTTGGTATAAAGGTGATGAATTTGGAGTTGATGATAAAGGAGATGTGATTTTTATAATAGTTCTTTATTTGAATTTAGATGTGGGTAAGAATTGTGATTAATATGAGAGAGAAAATAGGGGTATAGATTTTGGTATGGATGAGTGAGATAGAGTAGGTGTTGAAGAAGCTCTTTATCTGATTTATAATATAAGAGATATTTGTGGAGAATAAAAAGTTTATTATTGAGATATTAAATAGAGAGGAGTATGTTTATTGTTTAGATGTTTAAGAGAGAGATAAGGGTTTAGTGGATATGGTATATATGAGTGAGATGGGGAGGGTATTACCATGACTCCCCCGCCAGTCGAAGTACGACTTGAATACCCCCGTCAGACAATGGCTACAACCTCATACAACGACATAAATAATTTTGCTGTTCAGAATAGAATAGTTGTCATTGACATTGCACTGCATGATGTTGATGATATTACTACTAACACAATGCAGAGAGTTCAGTGAGAGACTGACTATGTTGAGTATGTTTACAAAGATTGAGAACTACATCGAGAAGAACTTTGATGAACTGACAAGTGTCAAGAACTTGTACTTAGTGTTCATTACAGTAATGGCTATTATATTGGCTGTTGGTTCTAATCATCTAATGCGTCGTCATGACATTGCTATTCAGTATATTCATGAGCTTGAAGAAGCTATTGAAGCTGATGGTACTATTGTTGGTGATGTGTGCGGTGGAGATGGATATTGCGATTGGTATAACAACTAAATCTGATATTGCTATGAACGAGTTTGCTTATGTAGTTTTCGCTTGCTGGAAAACATGTGTTTCACGATTGGTCTATACAATGTATTATAAAGCATATGGATGACCTTGATAAAGTTCGTGCTATTATCAAAGAGAAACACAATGTTGAATTTGAAAAACTTTCTGCACATTTCACTTCTTATTATTGGAAGTTTGATAATATCACTGATAATAGAGATATTTATCTTATTGTAGAAAGAATAGATGTGCTGTGATAATATAGCTGATATAGTGGGAGATAATCCTGCTATATCAGCTATTTTTATTTATTCTGAATTACCTCATATAATACATAATAAATTTTGCGATACAAGACAAGTTTCGGACATAGGAGCCGATTCCCTTGTTGAGCCGTGTAGAACTGGTGTTCGAACAGTTCGTGACGTTACTCCTCTTATACGAGCCGAGACAGGTGAAAAGCCTGCTGATACAGTTATGGCAACTATCAATGCTAAAGTGATGAACATTCGCGTGTATTCAAACAACGATTCTATTCGTTATCGTGTTACATTCGACCAATCATTTGATGCGATTGCTCGCAATGCAGATGGTGAATATGTAGAAACACAAGTTGATTACATTGACTTTGTTCCACGTGTTCTTATTGCTCAATGTCTTTCTTGTATTGAAGGTCTCGACCTAATGTACACCAAGAAGAAAGAGCAAGGTCTTCGCAATGATGGTAATGGTGGCTTCGGTGCTGCTGAGCTTCAAGTTGTTCTTCGTGGTGCTAAAATCACTATGGAACGCAACAAGTTTGAAGCTGGCTCTGAATATCCTGATGCCGACGGTGTTGTTCAGACACACGAACATGCTGGATACAACACATCTATTACTGATGTTGTTGTTACAGAGCGTATTCAAGCCAAGCTCGACGCTCTAATCGACAAGATGTTCGACTTGTAGTCCACAATTGTGCTGGCGGTGGCAGACTTCGGTCTGCTACTGCTGACTTTTGTTTTCTGGGGCTACCTCAAACTAATACATAAAGAATATTGCCTCATACAAAACATAAAGAATTTTGGAATAATACAAAACCTGTTTCGACTACTATTAAGTGTTCTATTAAGCGTTTTGCTCATTGTTCCACAAAGTGTTATTAAATATCATAATCTAACAAATATTGGTCTTATGAATAAAGAACAAACTAAAACTCTTATTGACTATTGTAATCTTACATTTGGTCATACAAATCTAAGTGTTTCTGAAGCTCTTGATTGTCTTGATGGAGATGCTTATGAAGCTGGT